GGATTCACGTACCGCAGTGTGCTGCGCACGGCTGAGCCCCGGGTGGAGCCCTCGCCGTTGCGGCGTGTCTTGGTCGTGGTGGTCATGATGATCCGTCCTCCTTCAATCCAACGGCGCAACCGTTGTTCGCTCGGGCCCTCCGGCGGTTCCGGCTGGCCTCCTTCACGTGCGGACCGGACAGCCTCGCGGCGTCCCGTCCACTCGTCTTTCGCCGCACGCATGAGTGCGGAGTGTTCTTCGACCGTCAACATGACGACGGCCCCGTGTGTGTCCTCGGCGACGACGTCGGTCGGGTAGGCCGTGGCCTCGACCGTGCCGTCGGGCAGGACCAGCGTCTCGCCCACGATCGGATCGTGGTCGTCGTTGACGTACGGCCCCGCCTCGTCGACCGGCTCGTCGGCCGCGGCCATCATTCGCTCGGCGACCTTGTTCGACGTGACGTGGTCGGCGCGGGCGTCGGTGCGAGCCTTCGCCGTGGCGATGATGTCGAGCATCGACGCTCGTGCTTCGAGGCGGGCCGTCGCCTCGTCGTTCCCTCGCCTGGTCGCGGCGGCTTCGTTCTCGCCCTCGATGAACCCGAGGTCGTCGAAGCCGACCGACACGTGCCAACGCCCCGGCACCTCGGGGTCCTCGTCGACGTTGACGACGGCGAAATGCGGTGTGACGTTCGGGTCGCCGAGGTCGTCGTCCTGCTTGCATGTTGCGTGGACGACGCCGTCGACGGTCTGGACTCCGTCGTTCACCATCGGGTCGCCGCACACGGTGCAGGCGTCGCTGTGCTTCGTCTTGATGTGTCGGGTCAGGGACTTCTTCGCCGAGGCGCCGTTGAACGTTTGCCCGCACTCGGCACACGTGATCTTCGTGTCGGTCATTGCTTGACTCCTGTCGCTGTGTTGATGACGTGGGTGGTTCGTGTTCCGTCGTCGAGCACGTCGAACTCGTAGACGGTGGGGCTCGTGATGCGGGCCGACACGACGATGCCGTCGCCGACCCGCATCCCGATCAGACGCTGGACGTTCACCGCGTCGACCCGAACTCTCGGCGCAACACGGGATGCGGCCCGTCGTAGTCGGGACGCATGTACGGGTAGGGCTTGTCGACGACGGGCTCGGGCTCGACGACGTCGGTCATGCAGCCCTTGTGGATCAGGGCCGCGCCGTGGATCGAATACAACGGCCCCCGCTTCATGGATGCGGTGCCGCCGCACGATGCGCAACGGTCGAGCCCGAGGGCTTCGGCGAGCGTCGTCATCACTTCACCTCGCCGTCGTTGTCGACCCACAGGCGCATGTCCCGAACGACGCTCTGCACCTCGGCGTCGGCGTCGAACTCGTTGTGCTCTTCGGACGCTGCGGCGAAGGCCGTGAGGAACTCGGTGATCACCGCACGCCGGGAGGCGTCGTCGTTGATCCGTTCGATGCGCCAGGCCGACTCGCTGAGGAGGCCGTCACGCTCGTCCTTCGTGAACGACCGTGGTGCGGCGATGACGAGCCGGAGCCGTTCGGCGAGGGCCGGGTTGGTGAGTACGTCTGTGTAGCTGCTCATGTCGATGTTCTCCTTCGTTGACGTTCACGACACGCGCCCGACGTTGTCGCCGGGAACGTGTTGTGAACGTGCGGCCCGAGGGCCGCACGACTCACGACGTTTCGTGCATGTCTCGATGCTCGATGCCGTACGCCCGGACCGTGCCGGGCGTTGCGTTGCTGAGCATCTGATGGACCTGGGATCGTCCGACGATGGCGAACTGACGCCACAGGCCACGGTCGAGGACGACCATGTCGTACGTGTTGGACAGGAACGAACCGCGTGGGTTCATCGGGTCGATGGTCATGTTGTTCTCCTTCATCGGGACATGCTCCCGAAGATTGACTTCTCGATGGATGCGTTGAGTGCGTCCCGAAGGTTCTCGGCCTGCTCGACCGTGATGAACGTCGTCACTGCGTCGACGCCGTGCCCGACCTTCAAGACGATGGCGTTGCCCACCGGCCCGTTCTCGTCGTCGAGCGTGCGGGCCGTGACCGTCGCCGTGGGTTGCGGGTGGACGTTCACGACGTTGAACACGTCGCCGTCGGTGCACGTGTACTCCGTGACGTTGACGGCGACGCCGCCCGTGCGGACCTCGACCGTCTCGGTCTTCGTCCCGCTCTTCTTCGTCGTGTTCTTCGTGATCTTCATGTGTTGCTCCTCGTCGCTGTTCGGCTTCGGTGAAGACACGAACGGGGTGGCTCGTGTCCTCGCCGAAGCCGTCAACGTCGTGTGACGTTGACGACCTCGATCACTTCGCCTGATGCGTCGGGCGTTGTCGACGTTGCAGCTACTTGATACGGATCCCCGCTGCTCGGGGACATCGTCTGTTGTTTGCTGTGGCCCACGATCACTGGCCCGCTCGACGTTCGGGAATCGAACCCACGTGTCGGCGACGCCCCGTTGCATTGCTGCGGACGACGGGTTGCGTCCGGCTCGACGAGAGCACCCGTGGGTGCCCTTGGCGTCGAGGCTCTGTGTTCCTATGTCCGACGTCGTGCGTCGGTGCGGGTCGCATGGATCGGCGGGCCAGCGTGTCGGGCCCGTGGGCGCTGCACTCGTGGCTCGGGGAGCAACCGCCCCGCCGTGCGTCTCTGCTGTTGTCAACGTGCTGGTGTCGGGACCGGGATCCCCGTGCGGGGTCCTCCTGACAACCACCACGTTACACAGGTCACGTGACCGACGCACCGCTACAGAAAAGAGGGGTGGAAAAGACGGTCTGATCAGGGGTTATGTGCCCTGCGGGTGCCGTCGAAACGGGGGCAAAACCCGTCTCGATTCGCCAGCTCAGACCGGCCGGTCCTGCCGTCCCCAGCTGGGACCGGGAGGACATCGGCCCAGGTCAGGCGTGTGCGAGCGACAAGAACTCGGCCCGAGCCTGGGGCACGTCACGCAACGCACCGAGGACAGACGACGTGACCATCTGCGCCGAGGGCTGGCGGACGCCTCTGCATCCCATACACGAATGCGACGCCTGCACGACGACGCCGACGCCGAGCGGCGCGAGGTTGTCGACCATCGCCTCGGCTATCTGTCGGGTCATTCGTTCCTGTACCTGCAACCGCTTGGCGAAACACTCGACGAGCCGCGGGATCTTCGAGAGCCCGACGATGCGGCCGGTCGGTATGTAACCGACCGTTGCCGTGCCGACGAACGGCAACACGTGATGCTCACACAACGACGTGAACTCGATGCCGCGCACGACGATCAGTTCGTCGGTGTTGTCCTCGAAGCACGTCGACAGGATCTCTTTCGGGTTCATCTCGTACCCGGCAGTCATCTCCATCCACGCTTTCGCCACGCGTGTCGGCGTGTCGGCGAGGTCGGGTCTGTCGGTGTCCTCACCGATGAACTCCAACAGGATCTCAACCGCGGCCTTCGCCGCGTCGGTGTTGCCGTACAGCATCCCCACGTCATCGACCTCGCTCGTTGCCCCACGCCAGCACGTGCAGACGGGTGGACATGTTGTAGCCGTGACGCACCGCGATGTCGGCGACCATCGGTGACAGGCGCACGATCTGGTCGGCGGTGATCCCTTCGGGCATGACGTACACGTTGCGGCTCTTGATCCCGTACCGCTCGACCAGGCGGACGACCTCGTGCTCGTCCCATGGTCCGGTGATCACGAACTTGAATGCCGCCTCGGCGTCGGCGAGGACCTGCAACGCCTCGGGGATCTCGGCCGGTTTGGACACGCGTGCAGTCGAGAGCTTCGGCGACACGACCCATTGCTCGACACGGTCGAGGAGATCACCGCCAGGCACCAGTGTCCCGTTCGTCTCGATGTGGACGTGTCGTTGCTCGGCGATGTAGCCGACGAGGGTCCGCAACGCACGCTGCTGCACGAGGGGTTCGCCGCCGCTGATGACGACGATGTCTCGTCGGCGTGACTCGCGCAGCACACGATTCGCCAACGCCTCGGGGTCGACCCGTTCGAGCTTGTCTCGTTCGTAGACGACGCCGAGCTTCCCGGTGAAGTCCCACGTATACGGGGTGTCGCACCATGCGCAGTCGAGATTGCACAAGCCGAGACGCACGAAGTACGCGGGTCGTCCGGCTGCTGGCCCTTCGCCTTGCACGGTTGGGCCGAAGCACTCGGACACGATCAGGTTGGGCACGTCAGTCCTTCACCGTGTAGGGGCCGGTCGCTGCGGTGTAATAGGCGATGCTCGTCGGGGTCTCGCGTAGCTCGATCGACACGAGGCGGACCCCGGCGTCGACGAAGGCTGCAATCGTCTCGTCCCATACCCACCGTGCCAGTTCCTCGGCGGTGGGTATGCACGGCAACACGACGACGCGCGGGTCGACGTCCTCGATGTCACCGAGGAGTGCCAGCGACGACTTCATCGGCTTGTCGTCGTCCCACACCATGAAGCTGTGATCGAGCACGTCATGGACGTACTCGGTCAGGATCTCTTTGATGCAACCGAAGTCGACGACCATGCCGGCATCTGACGGTGACGAGGTGTAGGGGCGGATCGGTCCTTCGACTGTGGCGACGACCGTGTATCGGTGGCCGTGCGGGTTGCGGCACTTCGACTCGTGCCACGGGACCCGATGTCCGGCGTCGAACTCGATGCTCTTGGATGCGCGGGCGTACGTCATGGCTGCGGCGCCGCGTAGTCCGGTGTCGCCGCGTACGTCGTGGGGTCCGGCAGCCCGGCCGTGATGAAGGCCTCTCGTCGCTCGAAGCACGTGCCGCACGCACCGCAGTGAACGTCGCCGCCCTTGTAACACGACCACGTCCCGGTGAAGTCGACGCCGATCCCGTTGCCCGCCGAGACGATGTCGGCCTTCGTCCACCGGGCGAACGGTGCGACAAGCTCGACGCCGCGTGGCGTCTCCTTCGACTCGTCGAGCGTGCCGAGCCTGATGGCCTTCGCCAGCGCCATGATGAACTCGGGTCGGCAGTCCGGGTAGATGAAGTGGTCGCCGCCGTGCGCGGCGTACGCGACGGATCCGTAACCGTGGGCTGACGCAATCCCCGCGGCCATGGCGAGCATCACCATGTTCCGGTTCGGGACGATCGTGGCGCGCATCGTCTCGGCCGCGTAGTGGCCGTCGGGCACCGCGCTGTTCTCGTCGATGAGCGACGACCCCGAGCCGTTGATGGCCAGGCCGTACGACGTGAGGTCGACGACGTAATGCTGCACGCCGAGATCAGCCGCGGCCCGTGCGGCGTAGATCAGTTCCTTGGCGTGTCGCTGCCCGTAGTTGAACGATGCGAGTGCGCCGAGGGCTCGTGCCTCGTGAGCGATGTACGCGAGGGTCACGGAGTCGAGGCCGCCCGAACAGATCACGAGATGCGTGCTCGGTTGCTTGAAGGTCACCATGTCGTTGTGTTGATCCTTTCCTAGTGAAGACGAAGCTCGAAGCGATGATCTCGTTCGATCACCTCGGGCTGCCCGACGAAGTATCGCTGCCAGTCGCCAGGCCCGATGCCGAGATAGACCTTCGGGCCGTCACCGCCGACGGCCCGTCGTTGTTGAAGCCATGACTCCATGCGAAGCCACGCCTGCACCGACATGCGCCGCTGCCGGTTATACAACTCCGAGGCTCGAGCACGGTCGACGGTGCCGGCACTCTGAGGTGACGACGCCCGGGAGTCGAGCCACTCGGCGGGGTCCTCGTGATGCAGTCGGATCGTCGTCGCGTAGCGGGCGGCGGTGTGTCGCTTCGCTGCTTGGAGTCGGACGAACCAGCCGCGTGCATCGTCGAACAGTGTGAGCTCGCCGTACTTGCAGCCGTTGAGCCATGTCGTGGAGTCGAGCGTGTACCACGGGAAGTCGTGGACCATCGCTTTCGTCGTGCGGCCGAACGAGTGGAACAGGGCGTCGGTTCCCTCGGCCATACGAAACGCTTGTGCGCACCACGTGTGCAAGGAGGAGGGCGGACGGCCGACCATGCCGCCGATCCCGATGTGGGTGAACCCGGCCTCGATGTATCGGGCGAGGGCGTCGAACGGTTCGCCCATGTGCCACACGGGGATCACGTCGTCGATGCCGTGCTCGATCATTCGTTGTGTGTTGTCCCACGTGGCGACGGGGTCGCCGATGACGTCGAGCGTCACGATGACGTCGAGCCAGCGACGGTTCGCCAGGACCCAGGCGGCGTAGTCGTCGACGTCGATCGACGCTCCTTGTGTCCACGCTGAGAAAGCACCCGAGTCGGACATGACCGATGTCGGGCACCCGTCGGTGCCGTTCGATCCGAAGATTGCGTCGAGGTCGGCGTCACGGAAATACCAGTACGACGCCAGCACGTTCATGTCGGTCATGCGGACCCCACACGACGCCACAAAGGCATCGGTTCGCCAGCGTCATCGACCGCGCCGTCCCACGTCGCCGCTTCGAGCTGGTCGCCGTGTTGTAGTCCCGTAGCAGCAACAACCACGAACCCGTGCTTGGTCAGGTAGTCGAGCAAGCCGAAGGCTTGAAGCGCGTTGAGCACGTTGCGCACGTTGCGCGGCGGGTCTTCGGTTGGGCTGTTCATGGCACGAGCTTGATCATCGCCGCGGTGAAGGCTGTGGCGTCGTCGTCGTACATCGCGCGCCAGGCCTTCCACCGACGCTCGTCGTCGGGATGCAGACGGATCCGCAACACCGGGAGGAAGTCGCCGGGGTTCGGCTCGGCGATGCCATCGAGCGTCTCGCCCATCGGCCGGGCGTTGAAGGCGGTGAACAGGTCGTCGTACTCGCCAGGCGTGAAGCCGGTGACTTCGAGGAGCGACGGCGGGAGGTCGGTGAGCATCGACGTGAGCGACGAGAGATCCCAGCCGCCGACTTCGGTCAGATGGTTCAACGCGACGATGGCGGCTTTCACCTCGTCGTCGTTCTCGCTGCGCCAGCCGACGTAGCACGGCACCGTCCATTGCCCGTCGTCGTCGCGGACGCCGACGGGTGGATCCTCGCCGTCGGCGTGCATGGCGCGCAACGCCTCGACGCGGCCGTGTCCGCCGACCATCTTGTCGGTGCGGACGTCGACGGTGGCGATGATGTCGACGACGCCGAGGGTCGACAACGATCGACGGATCGTGGCGATGTCGTGACGCTTCGGGTTCTCGTCGGCGGGGACGAGCGAGTCCAACGGTCGCCAGTCGATTGCCGGGTCGACGAACGTCACTCGTCACCGCCGAGCACCTGGTTGATCCGTTCGGTTGCGTAGCCGCCTTTGTCCCGATCTCTCACGAGGTCGAGGGCTTCGCCGGAGTCGACGCCGCGTGCGCACAGCCGGGCGTGTACCTCTGCGTCAGACATGTCGGTCCACTCGTTCACTTCGTTGCCTCCTCGGGTTCGGTCATGCGTTGTAGCTCACGGATCACGACGGCTCGTGTGCAGCCGGACGCGTCGGCTAGCTCGTCGCGTGTCAACGGGTCGGGCACGTCGTATGTCCCTTCCCACCACAGGTCTGCACGTTGCGCGCGCAACGCGTCGACGGCGGCTTCGTGTTCTTTGATCTCCGCTGCAATCCGTCGCAGCGCGACAGGGATCGACTCAACTGCCACTTGCGTCTCCTTCGTCGGGGGGTAGCTCGTCGTTGATCGACGTCTGCCCCGGCATCTCGTTCGCTTTGCTGATCACCGCGCGTTGCCGGTCGAGCAGCTTCCGGTTCGATGCGTTGTCGCCGAGAGCGACCGTCTCGCCGCGGAAGTTGTAGACGTACACGAGGTCGCCAGCGAGATCCTTCTTGTTCGCCGGTTGCGTGTCGATGTCGACGACGACGGCTTCGACGACGACGGTCACTCGGTCGCCGTGGACGAGCAGCGGCACGTCCTCGCCGGTCAACTCCCACGCTTGCGACAGGCCGTCGCCGACGTTCGACACCTTCGCCGACACGCCCACGACGGCCCGGCCGCGGAACTTGTCGATGGTCTGGCGGGCACCCGGGCGTCGTTTCTTGGTCATGGGCTGGCTCCTTCGTTGGGTCCCGTGACACCGTACACGTGTGTCACCTCACGCTGCCGTGAACGGAACGAACTCGGGGATCTCGTCGTTGTTCACCCACGCCGGGAGGATCACTCCCCGGTGAATCGCCCGGCCGTATAGCTGCCCGTGCGCCTGCACGTGACAGATGAAGCACACGTGAAGACCGTTGACCGGCGTCGACGGCCCGCCCTGTGATGCGAGCTTCCGGTGGTGCTTGTGTTCCCCGATCCCACGACAGGCCTCAGAAAGCCGAGCCTCGCAGCGACCACGGCTCCGGGCCTCGATGGCGCGGGCGACGGCTGGCGGCCACTCAGACGCCGTTGTGTGGGGTCTGACGGGAAGGCGTCGACGTCGAGCCATCAGAACGTCTCCTTGTCGGCGGGGCGGGCCATCCCGTCGATGTCGACGACCGTGGGCGGGGCCTCGCCGAGGAGACGCGCCGCGGCGAGGTCCGAGTGTGACGGGGTCCCGTCGTCTCGAAACGCACGCCACCACGCGACGCCCGCGGGGCTCCATCGGTCGCACGCCAGGGCGGCACGTTCGGGCCAGCCGCAGAAGTCGACGGGACACGTGAACCACCACGCCGGGACCGGCTCGTCATGCACGAGCACGATCGGCTCGCCCTCCTTGTTCCGGCCGTGCTTCTCCTGCCGCGTGAAGCCGTACGCCGTCACCTCGGAGTGATCGTGCTCGGCGCACAACGGACACGCGTCGACGTTCATCCCGACGTGCCGGTGCGCGGACTTCTCGCGCGCCCGCTTCTGGATCAGCCGCCGTAGTCGGATCTCTCGACGTCCGACGTCGGTGATCTCGGGCATGTCCTTCGCCGCGCGCAACGCCCGCTTCTCCTCGGCCTCTCGCCGGAGCCGGTCGCGCACGACATGCACCGCGGCCTCGAACTCGTGCGGCGTCGGGACGAAGTCGATGGACGTGGCGAGCATCGCCACCGCCTCGATCGACTCCTCGCCCGTGAACGACACGAGATAACGAAGCCACCAGTCCTCGTGCTCCTCGGTCCACTTCCCGCGCCACGGCACCAGCTGCATCGCGCCGAGGATCTTCGCTGCCTCTCGCCTGTTCACTTCAAGCCCTCCGCTCGTTTCATCAGTCGTTCGGTGTTTGATACGAAGCCCGCGCCGACGGGCCTCGTCGACTTCCCGTCCCGTGTCGGCATCGGCTCGTCGTTCCAACCGTCGCGGTTCAGCCACGTCGTCGGGTGTGGGATGAACTGTGTCTCGGGCAGGTTCGGATCGGCGGCGAGCATGACGGCCCCGGCGACGATGTCACTGACCGGTGCCCGATTCCGCGCGTGCTCGAATGCGACCTGCGCCTTCCGCTTCCCGACACGCCGCGGGTACACGAGCCAGAACTGATCGAAGGCCTCGCCCATCGACGGGACCGTGACGTTGAGGCTCAACGACGGCGACGAGAGCACGGGCACGCTCACGGAGTGAGCATGTGTGTTGTCTCCTTCGTTCATCTCTTGTTCTCTCTCAACAGATAGAACATCGCGCGATTCCGCGCGATGTGTTCGCGCGACGTCGCGCGGTGCATCGCGCGATTCCGCGCGTTGCATTTCGCGTATCGCGGCCTCGCCGACCCTGTAGGCCAGGGTCCGGTCGCGCCGGTCCTGCCCGACGTGTTCGGCGTCGAGCATCCCGGTTTCCCGAAGCCGCTTCAACGCCCGATGCACCTGTGATTGTGAGAGCCCGGTGGTGCGAGCCCACCGCTCGTACGAGCCGACGGCCCAGCCGTCGACACGAGCCCAGTAGTGCACCTGTTGGATCACGATGGCGTCGAGCGGGCCGAACAGAGCGACCATCTCGGCCGACACGACGATCGGTTTCGCACCGAACAACATGCCGCTCATGGCGTGGTGCCGTTCGTTGACGTGGGTAGGGTGTTGTTCATCGGTGGATCCTTCCTGTCGATGTAATGACGGCTCGGCCCTTGCGTGAGGGCCGAGCCGTCGCATGTTACGTCAGTCACGCATCGGTCGACGGAGGAGGGAATGCCTCCTCGATCAACAGCTGCGCGAGCCTCCGCTGCTTCGTCGCCAGGTTCCCGGTGCGTGTCGCCCCTCGTGCCGTCAGCGCCGCGACCACTTCCTCCTGCGTCATCGCCTTGACCGACTCGATGGTCGCCGCGATGTAGCTCCGCTTCTGCGCCTCGACGTCACTCACAGGTGCCGGCGTCTCGAACCGTGCCTCTTGCGCATCGTGCGCCGCGGCCGTCTGTTCCGCTTCGGTCGCCTCGACGGCACCGTCCCAATCTGCCGGGGGCGCGTCGGGATCGAAGTCGCCGTTCGGGAAGTCGTGCGCGTGGTCGTGGTCGGGATCGAGCCCGAACGATTCGGTGTTCTCCTCGGTCGGCACGACAGCGTCGGGACCGTCGAGGTAACGCAGCGCGTCGACGAGTTGTTGCATCGTCATGCGCGGGTTGATCGACAGGCTGTTCTCACGCATCCACGCGTTGAAGTCCCGCCGCACGTCTTCGTTGACGTCTTGGATCTTCCTGATGAGCGACGCCCGTTGCTCGGCCGTCGTCTCGGCGTCGGGGTCACGAGGCGCACCCGACGATGCGCGACGCGCCGGGCGTTGGCCCCCGTTGGTCGGACGCTCGGCGGCTTGCGCACGGGCTCCGTCGTCGTCGACCTCCGCGGCGACACCCGCGAGTGACGACGCTTGGTAGCGGCGCTGGTACGTCAGTTCGCTGCCGACGTCCTGCGGCTGGTCGACGGCGCGCAGCCTCCACTCAGACGACACACGGGAACCATCTTCGTGGATGAACTCCGTGATCAGGTAATGGCCGCCGTCGACACCGATGCGGTGCTCGGTGCGCTGGATCGTGGCGATGCCTTGCGCGGCGAGCTTCGGTCGGATCTCGGCGAGGACGTCGGCGATGTCGGCATAGTCGTAGCTGTATTCGCCGCCGCTCTTCGTCGGCACCGTCGCCGTCTTGTTCTTCGGGATCGGGACGAACTCGGCCTGGGCTCGGGCGAGTGCGCCGTAGATCCCGATCGGCCCGGCGTCACCGATGAGTGCCCGCATCCACCCCGGACGGGTCGACGCTTCGACGGGATCGTCGTCGAGATGCTGGTCGTTGTCGATGGTCATGGCTGGCTCCTTGTTTGTGTGAGTGCGTCACGTTACACGTGTAACAATACGGGACACGTATGACAGTCAAGGAGGAACCGATGGCAGACGACATGCTCCCGATCGAGGCACCGCAAGGTGTCAACCTCGACCGGGAACTCGAGCGATGGGCCGACGACGACATCGAATTGCAGACGGGCGGTGGCTGGGTCCCGACGTCGACGGCCGATGCGGAGTGGGCGGCGTTGAAGATGAAGGAGGCTCGTGACGCCTTCGCCGCCGAGGCCGAGCACGTCATCGAGTACGAGCGTCGGGTCGAGCAATGGAAGCAGCACGTCCTCGCCCCGTTGGCGCGGCGCGTCGAATACTTCGAGGACCGGCTTCGTCGCTTCGGCCTCGGGCAGCGCGCGGCAGGACTGACGAAGGGTCACGTCTACCTGCCGTCGGCGACGATCAAGACCGTGCGCCGAGGAGGGAAGGCGAAGGACCCGAAGCTCGTGGTCGAGCGGGCCGACGCGTTGGACGCGTACGCGCGCAAGCATCAGCCCGACGCGTTGGTCGTCGACGTGAAGCTCGTGCAATGGGTCGCCGTCGACGGCAAACCGTTTGACGAGCACGGGAACCTGATCGACGGTTGCCGCATCGACACCGTCGCCGTCGAGCCCGAGGTGTTCACCGCAACAGTGGAGGTGCTGTCGTGAAGATCCCGAACGAGTCGGTCGCCAGGCTCATCGTTCAGCGGACGTTGTCGCAGTGGCCGCAAGCGATGCGCGAGAAGTGGAACGACGAGCAGCGGGCACTCGACATCGTCGAACGAATGGGAGCGTCGGGCTGGGTCGTCGTCGACGCCCGCATGTTGGCCGTGCTCACCGAGGCGTTGCGTGCCACGTGCCGATGCAACGCACCACGAGATCCCGACGGCAAGCGCGTGCCGCACGACCGGGACTGTCCGATGTTCCCGTTCGACCGGCCGAGCTTCGAGCAGTCACAGATCGGGTTCCTCGCGTCGACGGCATCGTTCGACTCGCTCCTGGCCTCCGCCATCGAACGGGGGCGGCCATGAACGACGACGAAGACGTCGACGTGGTGTGGTGGATCCTGACCCGCGAGTTCAATCGGCCCGACGTCGGCCGGGGCTCACCGTCGGATATGCGGGTGTTGCCGTTGACGCCCGGCCGGTGCGCCACGTGGGCGGGACCGGCGACGGCGGCACTCGTCGTTGCCGTGCTCGCCTGGCGGATCACCAGAGGTGCACGAGCCGCGCGACGCTGATGATCACAAGGACCGTGAGGCAGGCGGCGATGTACCAGAGGAGGTGCCGGTAGTCGTGCATCGTCGCCATCAGCCCTCGCTTTCGTGCTTGTCGGCTTCCTTGTCGCCCCGACGTATCACCGGCACCGCGCCGACCAGTGCCGTCGCCACGAAGATGAGCTCTGGTCGGACCGAGTCGCGGATGATCAACTCCCACAAGATGATCGTCACCCCGAGCACGAACAGGATGCCGTCGCGCGTCAGCCGAAGGTGCCATCGCCGCCTCCTCGTTTCGACCATCGGACCAGCCCATCACATGTGGTCGAAGTCGGGGGCGACCTCGTACAGGAACGACCACGACACGGCCACGAAGTTACCGACGGCGAGGTTGTTCGCCGCCGACGACGCGAGCCCAGCCGAGGCAAGCTGTGCCATCGACTCGACCGTCCCGCTGACACCGGCCACCCCGATCTGCCCGACGGTCTGGCCGATCCCGGTCGCGTTGGCGACTTCGAGGTCGAAGCGTGCGGGCACCGGCAACGCAATGAACAGCCGGTCACCCGGGAGTGCCGCCCCGGTCGTGAGGACAGCCCCGGCGTAGTGGACCGTGTGCGAGTCGATGAGCCGCGCCCGGCTCGTCCACAACGGATCCATCGGGACTGTCGTCGTCGCACCGGAGCTAAGCGTGGGGAGCACGTCCCGATATGGGGCGGCCTCAGCGACGGGCCATGCGAGAGCCCCGGACGGGGGCACGTACATCACGCCGACGTGCTGGCCGATCAACGGCGTGGCGACCATGCACTGCGCCCACGTCGTGCCCTGTTCGCCGGACACGCGTACCTCGACCTCCGGTGGGACACGGTCGAGCTTCAACGCCTCGACGAGCCCGGTGCGCCAGTACGTCCGCGGAGCCCCGGCGATGGCCTCGTCGTACGCGGCGGCGGCGATGGCTGCGAAGTGCGGACGCAACCGATCCATCAGGTCGACAGCGAACCGATCCAAGTCGGCCGACGTGAACTGCGTTGCCATCAGCTTTGCGTGGTCGACATCGAGCGGCTGTTCTCGATCAGCGACGCCGTGTTGACGACCTCGAAGTCGGTGCCGTGCAACGTGCGCAGCGTGTTGATGTCCGACCAGTTCCACGACGACTCCGGTCCTTGCCCGCAGAGCTTCCAGTTCGGGCCGATGTCGATCACGATTGCCCCGTATTTCTTCAACGCGGTGGCGATGATCTTCGCCGCCGGGGCCAGGCCGTTGATGTTGACCGAGGACTTCAACCGCAGCCACGTGCCCATCTTCATCAGGTCCGAGCGGACGCCCATCGTCATGTCGGCAACGTGGTTTGCCGGCCACTCGTACTCGGCCGAGCAGTAGTCGACGGTGATCCGCGCCGCGTGCGTGATGACCCCGGCTTGGATCTCGGCGACGCGAATGATGCCGGGAGCGATGGGCATCCCGGCAGCGTCGGCTGACGTGATGCCAGGCGGGCGCATGGCGTTGGTGCGCAGATCCCACCGTGATGCTTGGCCGACGGCCCAGCCCTGCCCCGAGGGATCCGCATCCCAGAACTCATACAGCCAGTTGGGCGGCTGCACGACGATGCGGTGCTTGTCGCTGTTGGCCTCCGCCATCGCCGTGAGCGGCACCGGGTACGGCCCGGCGTCCGACTCCTGCTGCGAGTACGAGTACTTCCACACGACGATCGGATACGCCTGTTGATTCGACGGTGCGACTTCGAGCGGCATGATCGGGTCGAGCGTCACGTCGTTCGTGTACCCGTAGCCCGAGAACTTCCCGTTGTTCGCCATCGTCCCGTTGATCCGCGCCGTGCTGTCACCACGGACTGCCAGGCCACTGACGTCGGTGTAGAAGACGTTGTCGGCGGGGAACAACTGCACGCCGCCGATGACCGTCGCTCCTCCCGTTGTCGGCGGCGGTGTCGTCGTCCCACCTCCGCCGCCCGACACGGTCGCGGTGACCTCGATCTCGTCGACGAGCAGGTTTCCGTACTCGCCGGTCGTCGTCAGCACCACGTGGTTCGTGCCGACGACGAGCGGGATCTTCGCCGTCGGCGTGAAGTTCTGCCACGCCCCCGAGTACGCGCCCGACGTCGGCGGGAACGGGCCGACGGTTCCACGTGAAACATTATTGACGGCCAGATCTTTCGAGAAGCCGAACGTCTCGGGGTTCACGTACCGGACCCGAAGGTTGTAGTCGCCCGCTCCGCCCGCGGGGATCGTCACCGTGAAGTCGAGCTTGTCGCCGGGATGCCAGTCGTTGTGGATGAACCCGGACCCGACGTAGCCCGGCAGGTACGTGGCCGTCGCCGGGACCGATGTGGGGTCGGCAGCCGTGAGTGACGCCGCCTCGGCCTGCACGGTCACGGCCACGTTCGTCGGTGTCGTCCCGCCTCCGGTGTTCCCGCCGCCCGAGCCCGTCTCCAGCGTGAAGCCGACGAAGTCCAAGTCGACGCCCATCGACGCGCCCGCGGGGCACGTGAGGACCAGCGTGTTCGCTCCCGCGAGCAACGACACCGAGTACGCGAACGTGTCGCCCCAGGCGTCGTCGGTCCACACGCCCGCCGTCTTCGGGAACGACAACGCCGGGGTCTTCGCCGTGCCGTTGACCGACCATGTGCGGGAGCTCGCCGTCGACGCGTTGCCGTTGCGGTAGTGGAAGCGCAGCGTGTAGAGCCCCGCGGCTGCGGCGGTGAGCGTCAGGTTCAGCGCCTCCGGTGATTGATACCAGCGGGCCGCGTAGCCCGTGCCCGAGAACGTGCCGAGGGCAGGCGGGTTCGACGCGGCGGTGGCGAAGTACGCGCCGTCAGTCGCGGGTGCCGTCCATGATCCCGACTCGGCTTGCACGATCGTCTCGGCGCCGGTCGTCGGCGGACCTGTGCCCGTCCCGCCCGACGGCGGCGGTGTCGTGCCTCCTCCGCCCGACGCGAGTTGGAACACCTGCATCCTGTCGATGTCGGCGACCTGTCCGGCCTGGCCCGTGTCGACCTTCACCATGATCGAGTGCGTGCCCGCGGTGAGCGTGACGTCGAACGGCACCTCGGTCCATGCGTTGTCGATGTCGGTCGACGCGTTGACCGGGATCGAGATGTTCCCGGCCTTCACGCCGTCGACGTACACGCTGCGCGGCGCGAGGCTCGGCCCCTTGTTCGCACACCGGAACTTCAACCGATGCGCGCCGCTGATGGCGATGGCAACGTTCGGCCACGTCAACGCTTCGTCGACTGCATCCCAGCCGCCGACGTACGCGGTGGAGGAGAACCCCGGCCGGTTCGTCTTCACGTCGAACGTCGTGGTCGGCGTGCCCCCGGTCCCGCCGCCCGCCGTGTAGTTCTCGATGTTGATCTCGTCGACGTCGGGCCCGCCCCCGGCGACGTACATCAAGTCGATGTTCCGCGCGCCCGCGGTGAGCGTGACGTTCTGGATCACTAGCTCGGTCCACGTGTTCGCTTCCCAGCCCGACGCGTTGGGTGGGATGGCGAACGGCGAGCCGACGTTGACGCCGTCGACGCGTAGCTGCCGAGTGGTCGACGCCGCCGAGGCGTCCTGCCGGTAGCGGATCTTGATGTTGTAGGCGCGGGTCGTGGGGATCACCGTCGCGAAGCGAATGCCCTCGCCTGCCGTGAACCACGCGCCGATGTAGCCGGTCCCTCGTGCGCCGGTCGCGGTGTTGAAGAACTTGGCGATGTTGACGGCACCGAGGAGTGACGCATTCTCGGCGTGGTACGTCGGGAAGGCATCGGCGACCGTCGGCGGCGGCGTCACGGTCCCGCCTCCTGACCACATCGACGGGATCGACACGCCCGACGTCGTGCCCCCGGCGACCGTCTCGTCACGAGGACAGCCGAGGCCGTCGGGCCCTGCGCCGAAGACGAACGTCATCGGCCGGTGCGCGCCGTTGCCCAACGGGTTCGCCACCGCCGTCGTGCCCCAACGCTGCGCAGCCGCGGGCGTGCCAGGCAACGGCCCACCGACGCACGTGTAGAACCGGATCGGCATCGTGTTCCCGGCCGGTCTCGAGTTGCCCGAGTCGACGGGGTCGTCACAGATGTAGCCCTTCACGCGGCCGCCGTCGGTGTACCCCGACGCGCACAGTCGTTGTGCGCCGCCTCCTCCGTAGCTGAACCCGTGAATGATCATCGAGTCGATGACGATCCCGAACAACGATTCGAGGGCTGCACGCGCGGCGGAGATGTACGCGGGTAACGACGCGGCGCCGTCGTCCCATCGGCTGTTTCCCGGCAGGCCCGAGATCGTGCCGATGGTCCCGGTCGGCGTGCGGTATTGCACGAGCGTCCCGTAGTCGTAGCCGCCGATCGTGTAGAAGTCCGGTCCCATTGGCTGGTCGCCGTTCGATCCGAACCCTTGCTGGATCGAGCCGTTGCCCCCGGCTCCGTGCATCCCGAACACTGCGCGTGCCATCGTTCAGTCCTCCCGGTTGAGGTGCGGCGCGCGTGCGGCGAGCCGCTCGTCACCGTCAGGTGCCTGGACTTCCTCGGCGCACACGTCGCACATCGTCGACCCTGGCGCCGGCACGTACATGCCGCAACGCTGGCACATCTGCATGACCGATCTCCTCAGTAGCTCTTGGAAAGCGAGCGGACGTTCCACAGGTGTTCGCCCATCTCGGACCGTGGGACGGAGTACGCGAGGTAGCCGCCTGGCGGGTTGCGCATGGAGAACCCCGACGTCGTGTTTGTGTCCGACGTGCCGATCCACACGATGACCGACTCGCCCTTCACGGCGAACCAGTCGTCGATGTTCTGCAACGTCAGCGCCCGTTGGATGGCGTTGCCCGCGGGGCCGGTGAGGCCGCAGCACGCCGAGACGCCGTCATAGATGTAGCCCGTCTCCTCGACCATGAACGGCACGTTCCCGGCACGCAACGTCGCGCGTGACGCCTCGGCCGCGGCGGCATTCTGCGCGCCGTAGGTGTGGATCCCCAGCGAGACGCGGGTCTTGCCCGACTTGTACGAGTTCCACTCGGCGACGGTCAACGGCTGCTGCGCGAAGTTGTACGTCGACACCGACAGCCACACGTTCGCCCCGTTGGTGTAACCGCGGATTGCCGAGTAGAGCCCGTCGTTCAACGTCTTCCACGCAGCGAAGTTGGCGTCCTCGCGGTTCTCGCCGTTGGGGTTGAGCCACAAGTACGGCAACGCCGACGCTGGTGTCGCGGCGAGCAGCTGTTGAAAGAACGGGAGGATCACGGTCGAGAACGGGGCCGTCGACGCGTTGGGTGTGTTGCTCGCCGTGGGGGCTTGCGACTCCAAGCAGTAGACGAGCGTGATGATCTTCTGCGCCGCGTTGGCGACGACGAGGTCGCGTGTCGCGTTGACGTTCGTTGTCATGCCGCCCGCACCGGAGGGGAGCACGACACAGCGGACGATGTTCCATCCCCAGTTCTTGATGTCGTTGGTCTTGTTCGTGAACGTCTCCCGGCCGCCGCCGTCAGCCGCGGGTACCGGCATGTTGAAGATGAACGGCCCGCCGCCGAGGACGTCGACCGATCCGTTCGCCCCGAGCATCCTCGTGCGCACACCGTCGGGCGACACGAACCGGCCCGCGGCGTCGGACTCCCACCAGCCCGAGCCCGACGACGGAGGCGTCACCGTCGCCGTCGTCAACGTGGCGACCTCGGCCTCGTACGAAGCGACGAGCGTCTCGGTCCCCGCGGGCGGCGGCGTCACCGGCCCGCCAGGATCAACGGGCGGTGACGTCGGCACGCCCGGCTGTGTCCCGATCACACCGCCAGGTGCGCGGACCTCGCTGTGCCGGATCCGCTTTCCCTTGTGAGCCATCGGTCCTCCCGGTCCGAGCGTCATCGTCCACTCGGTTTCTAGGTAGTCGCCATCGAGCACCCGCATCACGTCGTATGTGTCGTGGCGTGGGTCGATCGTCGACGTGAAAGAGATCTCCTCGTAAGCCCGGTCCTGCCGTGCCATGTTCAACGCGACGGCCTCGGCGTCCGCTTGTGATGCGAGCCCTTGGACCTCGACGTACTTCGTCAGATACCAGCCGCGCCGTGCCCGCGAGTTTGGCGCGTCCTCGGGCACGAGGTACTCGGCAAGCACCGTTGCCGGCTTCACCGATGTGTCCAACACGATGTAGCGGTTCGGTGCGTTGAGCAGGTCGTTCGACACGACGACCGAGTCGCGGATGATGCGGCCCGTCACCGGGTCGTCGTCGTACACATACGACGGGATCACCGCTCCGAGGTCGCCAGGCGCGCGCAAGATCGGGACGCCGCCGCGGTTGAAGTACGGGTCGAAGAACTGCGCGTGCTTCATGGCGAGTTCGGCGAGCACCTTGTAGTACGTGTTCTGCGACGAGCCCGGCCATGCGACCGGTGCGGCAAACGACGCTGACGTGTTCTCGATCTGCGCGTGAGGGAACCCGGCCCATACACAGACTTGGAACATGGCGTCGTACACCGATGATCCCGACTCGAACGAGATCCCTTCGGCGATGGGCTGGCCCCAGATCAAGCCCTGATCGTGGAGCGTGCCTTCGTGGTCGTTGCCGCGTGCGTGTCGCAGCGTCGACGCGTCGGCCCATAGGAACACGCCGAGGGGCTCGGGCGTCGACCCGTCGCCTGGCACGTACATCGGACGGATCCGCATCGACACGGGGTCGATGTCGGCGGCCTCGGTCTGCGTCAGATGGAAGTTCGACATGCGTCGCTTCACCGCACCGGGCGGACGGTTCGTGATCTGCACACGATCGGATCGTGTCGGGTGGACCTCGCCGATGAGCCCGAGCCCCGAGTCGAGGACGTCGAATCGGAACGTGTGCGAGAGCGAGAACGTGAGCGGGAAGTACGACGTCCGCGGTGCGCCGACAGGGATCTCCGGTGTCGACGACGGAGGCGGCGTCGTGAACTCGTCCCAGTCGACACCGACGGTGTCCCATGAAGGGTTCGTTGCATCCCAGTCCGGCATCAGTAGGCCACCACGAAGTTGTCCCAGTCATGGTCGTGCGTCGCTGCTGCGTTGCCGCCTTGGCTGATGATGGCAATCTGTCCGGTCGTGTACGTCGACGATGTCGTGTCGAGCAGGTTCCATGTGCCGGGCTCGGCCGCGCCGTCGAGCCAGTAGCGGACCTTGAACGTGGTGCCGCGACAGTCGATCTTCACGTGCAAGATCGTGGCACCAGTGATTGACAGGCCGCCGATCCCGCCGAGCGACGTCTGCGTGAACCCGGCACGCGTGCCCGCCGAGAGGTACACGTTGCCGCCTGCGTCGATGCCGTACTCGAAGTAGTCGTCGTTGCCCGACGAGTCGGCCCGCCAGATCAGCCGGGCGAACTGTTCGCCCGTCGTCGCGTTGAGTTCGATGTCCGCGGAGATCGTGAAGTTCTGTGACGCCGGGGTGAACCCGTAGATCACTTGGTCGCCGTAGCCGCCGATCGTCCCGAGGTGATAGCGAAGCTGGTTCGACTGGATCGTCCCGGTCGATCCCGACGTGGTGAAGATGTTGGTCAACGGCGACGGCGGAGCGGCGCCGTTGGTGCCCGTGAAGTTCAGCGAGATCCCGTTCGTCGTGACGAGCGTGCCCTTCGCCGACGTCGACAACGCAGCCTTCCCGGCGAGGGCTTGTGTCCCACCGGACGTGGCCTGCTTGCGCGCGACGGTCGCAGCGACAGCGATGGCCGTGCTCATGCGAGGTCGCCCCACGCCCACCATTCGTCGGTGCCCCGTTTCTTCAACGTGGCGACGCTGTATTGCGCACGCAACGCGAGGAGGGAACCGGCCGAGCGGATCGTGACACCTGCGCCGGCAACGAGCGTTGCCGTCCCGGTGCCGTAGCGGCCGACGACGAGGATCGAGTTGACCGGGAACCCGACCGTCGCGTTGGGTGGGACGGTGAATGTCGTGGCCGAAGCGGAGGACATCTCGGTCATCGTGTTGACGTCGCCGAGAGCGGCGACGTAGCTCGCTGTCTTCGTCGACGTGCCCAACACTTCGAGGGCGGCGAGGCGTCCGCCGGGGTCGTTCCCTAGCTCGGTGACGATCGACAGGAAGGCGTCACGCATCGCCACGTACCACGTCCGCAACGTCTCGGGGCTGAGGCTGTTCGGATCCGATGGGAAGGCGTTTTGCTCGGCCGGGTACGCCATGTCACGACTCCACGACTGCTGGGATGAACGACGTCTCGACGACGTGCAACGTCGCCAGGTACAGATGTGCTTGCCGGTTCCGCGACGCGGGCTGCGGCAACGAAACGTGCCCGTAGATCCGGTCGCCTTCGTCGTCGAGCACCGCGACATAGGGCGTCGTGTAGTCCTCGACGATGCCGCGCAACGGAATGAACGCGCGTCGGCCGGTGCCCGATGGATGCTCGGCCGTGGGGTTGCCCCAGATCAGCACCGGCACGTCGGTGATGACGCCACGCTTCTCTGTCTCGCGCACGATCACCGCGAGGTCCCGGTTGTAGAGCTCGCGCAGCTGCGCGCCGTTCGACGTCGGGAACGTCCACGCATTCTGTGGCGTCAACTTCTCGACGACGACGGTGCGTTGCAGCGCATTCGACGAGAGACGCAACGCGCCGACGGCCTGCACCGGGACGACGGCTGTGGCGAGTGCGTACGCGGATCGGCCGCCGTCGTTGCGCAACACCCGCACCCGATATTGGACCGACGTGTTGCCCGCCATCTCACGATCGGACCACGACACCGTCGACTCGGCGGCGACGCGGCGCACGACACGCCACACGCCGTCGTCGTTCCGCTCGACCTCGTACGACTGGAACAGTCCGGCGAGGGTCGTCGACGACCAGGCGACGTCCACGCGGGGTGCCGTCCCGACGTTGCACGTGAGCCCGGCCGGGGCCGTGATCGTCTCGGGGTTGTTCGTCGCCGAGATCGTGCCGGGCGGGGCTGGCCTGTCGAGCACGATGGCTGCGAGATCCCCGGAGCCGCTCCCTGCTGTCGTACCCGTGCCAGGCGAGGACACGTCGCCCGTGACGCCGGTGGGAGCGTCGTGACGCAGCGAGAGGACGTACCACGGGGCCGTCGCCGCTGTCGTCGACAGGAACTCCAAGTAGTACGTGGTGCCCGCGGCGAGCGTGCCGGGCGTCGCCAGTTGAATGATGACCTCGGCCATGCGCATGTTCGACACGACCGAGTTGGCCCATGTCGTCTGAGGCAGGTCGATGTACTCGGCGAACGTGATCTGACCGGGTGCGCCCATCACCGTCGAGTCCGAGACGCGCAACAGCCGGGCTTGCAACGGCTGCGTCGGTTCCGCACCGGGCTGGTAGCCGACGATGGCACGCACCGTCGCGTACGTGCGGGCGTCGTCGGGCACCACCGTTTGCCGTGCGACGAACCCGGTGGTCGTCTGCACCGGGACGAAGTCGATGTCTTGGTACGGCTGCGAATCGACCGACGCGGCGTTGTCGGTGCGCACGAGCCAGATCGGCGACGCCAGCCCGGAGCCGTACACGAGCGACCGGAGCCTCCCGTCGGTCGTCATCGTCGCCGCGTAGACCTGGCCGTCGACGTTCGGGTTCCCGCTCGCCGATCGGATCCACCGCACCGCGGGCGTGCCGATCGTGACCTGCTGGCCGGACACGTCGAAGTAGCCCATTCGTCGCAGCGTGATCACGTACGCGGTGCCGGTCGTCTTCGACCAGTTCGAGCCCGGCGTGTCGTTCGACTGCAACGACACGACGACGTCGGTGCGTTGCTCCTCGTTCGCCCACTCGACGCCCGTGGTCTTGAACCGTTCCGGCGTGCCGTAGCCCCACGCCACGCGACGCTCGGGGACCGACACGACACGCATGGTCACGCCCGACAACATGAAGCCGGTGGGTGTGATGGCGAGACGCATTTCGTAGGTCGTGTCCCACGCCTGCACGTCGGTGATCGTCCACGGCAGCTGTGTCTCGGGGTTGAGGTAGAACGGCCCGACCGTTGTCGTCGGCCATCCCGTTGTCTCGTCGGTCGACGGGAACGTGACGTTCGCCAGCGTCCCGATACGAGTGCCGGTCTTCCACATTTCGAGGCGTGAGATCTGCGGCGGTGTCGAACCGGCACGCTTGCCCCTGATGTCGAAGTAGACGCCGAGCACGCGTCGACCCGTCGGCATCGCACCCGCGGTGAAGCGCAAGCCGAGAGCCTTTCCCGCGGCCGACGACTCGGGGTTCGACGACGGATCGGTCACGGTCATGATCAACCAGTCGATGTCCGACGCGTCATCGACGAACGTGTGGCTGTTCGTCGTGCCTCCCGTGTACGTCGCCCCGTTGTCGGTCGTGCCGCGCCACATCGGCGCCGTCGAGATCAGCGTGGTGTTGTACGTCGTCTCGTTCGGGACGAACGTGTTGGTCACCTCGACGTCGTCGCCGCCGAAGGCGTTGGCCGGATACACGTCGGCCCACAGTCGACGCGATGCGTTGGTCGGCCCCGACCAGAAGTGCCCGACGCGCAGATGGTCGATCGTCTCGGTCGCATTCGAGTCGATCCGCAACGTGACCTGATCACCGTCGCCGTACAACGGCGACTGACCGACGCCGTTCGGGTACCACTCCAAGCCCAGCGCACGCGGGCGGTTCGGGTTGAACGTCACCGTGCGGCACCTCCGAAGCTGATGGCCGCGCGGACGTCGGGCACGTAATGCCGGAAGGCCAACGCCAGCGACTGAGCGAACTGATCGGCGGTGTCGTCGACGTTGTCCGACGTCAGGTTCTCGATGACGACCTGCCCGATCGTCACCGACGGACCTCCTCCACCGGACACAGCCGCGGCGAGCATGTTCGTGAATGCCGACCACTGCGCGTCGTTGAAGATCCTCTCGCCGCCGTGCAGCATGGCGAGCCGTGCTTCGTTGTCCGGCCAGTCCGTGAACCCACCCGAAGCGAAGTGTGGGATCTGCTTGATGTCGGGCGGATCGACATGCACGTCCGGCAGGAACCCAGGACCCTTCACCGTGAACTCGAGCAGGTCGTTGATCTTGTCGATGATGTGGGTGTTGACGACGTCGATCAACGCGTTGCCGACGGCCGATGCGAAGTCGCCTGCCTCGCCGACCATCTTCCCGAGGCCGGACAGGAACCCGTCGACGATTGCGCCGCCGACGTTCGCGGCGGCGATGGCCAGGTCGAAGATGATGCCGGTCAACAGGCCTGGCAGCCCGGCGATGGCCGAGCCGATGTCGCCGATGGCCCCGGTGACCGTGTCGACGATCGAACCCCAGATGTCAGCGGCGGCGTCTTTGATGGCACCCCACGCTGCCGCCATGATCAGACCCAGCGCACGCAGCACGAGGTCGATCGTGTTCTTGATCTCGTTGATGGCGAACGTGATCAGCGCGCCGATCTCTTTCCAGATCCCGTCGATGATCTGCTTGATGCCTTCCCACGCCAGACCCCAGTCGCCGTGGATCAACGCGGTGACCACCTTGATCACGCCCTGTATGACCTCCATGGCATTCTTGATCGTCGCCGCGATGAACTCGAACGTGAACTGCACACGCTCCAAGATCAGGTCACCGAAGTTCTCCCATATGAAAGTGATCACGGTCACGGCCGCTTCGATGATGGCGGTGATGTCCGCCAGGACCATCTCGACGGTGCCCGAGATCTCCTCCCAGTGCGCACGTGTCCACGTCACGAGATCACCGATGAGTGCCGCGATGATGCCGACGGCCTGCTGCACGACCGGCACGACGTTCTGTTGAATCCAAGCGATGGCTTCCTGTATCGCCGGGACGGCCACCGCCATGAACTTCTCGACGGCCGGGATCCCGACGTCGACCATCCACGTCGAGAACTTCTCGAACACCGGGATCAGCTTCGCGCCGAGGTCTTCTTGAAGGTTGCCGAAGGCGATGGACATGCGCTTGCCCGCGGTGGCCTGCGCCTCGGCCGAACCGCCGAACTCTTTGGAGAGCTCCGCCAGGATCACTTTCTGCGCGCCGACGGTGTCGCCGGCTTCCTGCATCGTCTTGATCTGATCCTTCTGTTGGTCGGTGAACGTGACGCCGACACGGGTCAACGCGGCGATGCCCTGCGTCGGGTCGTTCAGGGCCTTGCCGAGTTGGATGGCGCCGCCCTTCACGTCAGTTCCCATTGCCGCAGCCATGTCGATCATCGTCTGAGACGACTGCGTGAAGATGTCGTTGCCCTCGCCGACCTCGTTCTTCACGTTGGTGAACGTGAGCAGCAAGTTCTGGCCCTGCTGGATGGCCTCGTCGTCGACGGCATTCTTCTTCGAGAGGGCTTCGGACATGTCGCCGATCTGCGCGGCCGTGAGCTTCGCCGCGCCACCCGTCGACTTCACCACGGCCTCGGTCTGCGCCGCTATCTGCGCGGACTCCTGCGCGGCTTCGAGTGCTCCCTTGCCGATCGAGATGGCACCGGCTGCGAGGCCGAGTCCGGCGAGCGACGCGCCGATCTTCCCGAAGGCTTTGCCGAGCGGTGCGGAGGCGTCTTTCGCGAACTTGTCGGGGTCGACCTTCGGGACTACCTCTAGCTCGGCCTCGCCGACCGTCGTCGCCATGGTGCCCCACGCTACGTGATGACGACCATGCCCCCGGTAACTCGACGCGCGACGCCGTCGGGATCGTCGTCGAGTCCCCACGTCAGCCGGTCAGGATTGCGGCGCGTGCCCCACTTGAACAGATCCTCGATCCACGTCACCACGTCTTGCCGGGAGGCCAGACCGGTCGCGTGGTAGTCGAGGAGATACGACCAGAGGACGTTCAGCGCACGGGGACCGGGCTCGTCGGCGATGAGCCGCTCGATGTCGAATCCCTCACGTCGGGCCGCTCCGTCGACCCAGGCTGCATGGAGCCCGGACCAGGCACATATGGGAGCGACCCGCCAGTAGGGTGCCCCGTGATCTCGATCATCACGTGTTGCACGATGGCCCCGAGGTCTTGAATGTTGATCAGGTAACGGTCGCCTTGGATCACATCGACGAACCGGGCTTTGTCGTCGACACGCAACCAGCCCGGCAGATCGGGCGGCTCGGGCTCGTCGGGATCCGCGGCGTGCGCGACACGCATCGCTTCGACGGCGGCGTCTCGTTCGTCGTCGTCGAGGTGTGTCGACCAGACCTCGGCCATGAGCATTTCTTCCATCACGTGGGTGAGGATCGTCGGGTCGACGACCCGATCTCCTCGCCGGTTGAGCGTCACGGTGTTCGCCATCAACGCGATGAGGTCGAGCCGGGGCTGAGGATGGAACCGGAAGGTGCCGACGTGGGTGCCCTTTACATCTTGTAAGAGCACCGGGATCGGTTCGATGTCGCCATCGGTGGAGACCGTGACGACGAGTGGGCGGCGTGGCATGGCCGAGACGTTAGTGCCCGTCGTCGCCGTGGACGTTCGACGCTCCTAGCTGCTGCGTCATCGTGTCGTGTATCGCCCGGACGAGGAAACGGTTTGGGAGGTTGCCGGGATGGTCGATCGGCCCGTGTGTGTAGACGATGTTCTGTGACCCAGCCGGGAGAGCGAACACGTAGAAGCCCGGCGACTTCGGCGGCATCACGTGAGGCTCGGTGCCCTCGTGAACGTAAGCGGCATACGGGACGCCGACGGTGATGAAGCCATGCAGCCCGTCGTGTTGCGTGTCGAAGCGCGTGACGATGTGATCACGGAGGTTGCCGGGACGGTTCCGGCCGAACGGGTCCTGCTCGGCGACGGGCGCGTCGGCGATGGCACGATCGGCGGCCTGGCGGGTGAGCTTGATGATGAACTTCGCCACCGGGCCGTCGTCGCCACGGAGGAGGTCGGACATCTTGCGCGGGTCGAACTTGATGTCGACGTCGCCGACACCGAACCCGTCGCCGGGCTTCCCGCTGTTGACCTGATGCGTGAAGCTAGGCAAGCGACACCGTCACTTCCTGCACGAAGCCGGTGACGTCCGACGACGGGATGGCGTCGATCCGTCCGAGTGCGAGGACACAGCCCGGCCCGAAGGCCTCGTCGTTCACGTGGGCACGGATCAACGCGTTGCGCACGATGGTGACGTCATCGGTGACCCGTTCGGCGGTGGCTTCCAACGCCTTCGGCTTCGGGAGCGTGAACGTCATGGCCGACTGCTGGATCGTCGGCGCGCACCGGAGGATCCCGACTTGATACGTCGCCGCGCGCACAGCGAAGACCTGCACACGTTGCGAGCCCGTGGTCGTGGCGACGTTGCCGGTCATCCCGGCCTCGCCGGTCCACGTGACCCACATCATGTCGTCCTTGTCGTACGCGACGGAACCGGCATACACGAACCGTCGCTCGGGCAGGTGGGGCTTCTGGTCGGGATCGGCCAGGTACCCGGCGGTGACGACGTCGAGGATCTTCGTCGCTAGCTCGAAGGTTCGGTTCACGCCGCCAGGCTAGAGCAACAGACTGATGGCCTCGGAGCTTCGCCACGCGGCCTTCCCGTCGAGCACCGGGTAGATCTCCGCCGCGCACGTGCGCAGCCGTCCCCACGTGTCGGCCGTGGCCGACTCGACGATCGTCGACACGAGACGATCGGCGTCGCCGACCTGCGGGCCGGGGATGCACTCCCAAAAGCGCAGCCCGTGGTGGACATGCTCGCGCCAGTACGGCGGCTGCAACATCACGACGGGACGGTCGAGGGCGGCGAACTCGTAGGCGACCGACGTGTTGTCGGCGACGAGCACGTGCGCACGGTCGAGGACGTCATCGGTGTCCCACCATTCGTAGCCGTTGCGCGTGCACCAGCCGCCGACTTCCTTGCGTGCCCGTGGATGGCACGTGACGACGGGACGCATCCCCGAGTGGACGAGCCTGCGTGCCGTCATCTGTAGGTCGGGCATGAAGTGTTGAAACGCCGACTGCAACTCGGGGATCGGTTCGCGGTGCGCCTTCCATGCGAAAGCGACGACGCCACGCTCGACCTCGTCGTGCATCCCGACGGCGAACATGTCGAGCCGTGCGCAACCGACGACGATGGCCAGGGCCTTCGGGTGCCGGTTCTGTCGACGTGCCGCTACGAAACGGTTGGGGCACAAGAAGAGTCGGGCGTTGCGGATCCTCCCGGTGGAGAACGAGTCGTGCTCGTACGTGCGGGCGTCGCCGTCGTACGTCTGGCCCGAGCCCCGCTCGACGAACACAACGGACTTCGGATACACGGTCGCCGCGTCGGTCGCCGATGCGACGAGCCACACGTCGACGTCAGCCGACGGTGCCGTCTTCACGTCGATGCGGTACTCGGCGAAGCTCGCCGTCTTGTGGGGCGACACGATCGGGCACTCGATCCCTCGGGAACGAAGCTGCTCGACGATCGGGTACAGCGTCTCGAATGAATCACGGAGCGTTGCGAGGCAGGCAAGTTTGCGCATGGCGTCACGTTACAACGCGCACATCACGGCGTTGTGCCCGCTCCACGCAACCGCTGCGCGGCTTTCATCGGGTCGACGACGAACGTCCGCGACACCTCGCCGTACTCGATCGACGAGATGAGCATGTCGATCTCGGGGATGCCGGTGCGGTGCTTCTCGAATATCGCATTCCAGTCGAACATCTGCATCGACACGCCGTTGCGCGTGATGGCCTGCACGGTCTTCGGCAGGCGGCACTCGCCGCAACGTGCGACCGACCACGCCAACGCGAACTCCCAGCCGAGCAACGTCGACGCGAGCTTCGCCGCTTGCGGTGCTTCCTCGCCCCACGTGTACGCGACGACACACGACGGAGGCTCGACGGTCGTGCCGAGACTGACGACGGGCCACGACGACCCGTCGAGCCGTACGACGTAGCGGCTATTCCGTAGCACGTACGTCGACGCGTCGAGCACGTCGTCGTTGATCTTCACCTCGTCGACGCTGCGCGCGTATCGCGCCGGGAGACGCAGCACGTTGCCCTGCCCCAGCGACGCGTTGACGACAGCGCCCGACGCGAGGACCGGCACCGGACGGCACCACGTCTCGTAGTCGCCGATCGTCCACATCGGCCGGTACGTGTCGTGGCATTCGCCGTGCCAACGTCGACGGAACAGGTTGAACAACACGGCGCCGCTGTAGCGCAGCGCCGAGTCGAGGACGTCGAGGTCGATCTCGGTCAGGTCGTACGACGACGGCAGATCGTCACGCGTCGACCATGGGGTGCATGGCTCGATCAATCGACTGCCCTCCGCTCGACGATCACCTGTAGCTCGTCCACCGCGTTGATCCCATCAGGCAGGGCGGACACGCCGACCCATGCGTAGATCCAGCGGCCGACGACGTCGGGCAGATGGGCGTACTCGAACACGCCCGGCCCGGTGTGCGCCATGTCGCCGTCGGTCGACGGGATCGTGATGTTGCCCCCGGCGTTGGGCGGAGGGTTGATCCGCAACTCGACCGTCGTGGGATCACCCGGCACGTTGGTCGGTGCACTCTTGAAAGCCGAGGTCACCACGATCCGCGTGCCCTGCTTGATGTGCTCGACGCCGTCGCTGCTCACGGGGCCGAGGCTAGTTCGTTCACCGGGGTGGCCTCGATGACGATCGAGTCGGCCATGATCTGCGTCCCCGCCGCGTCGGCTGCGACCGACATGCCGGCACCGTCTGTTGCCACGGTGAACGTCGTGGAGTCCGCGGCGATGGCCATGTTCGCCGAGTCGGCCGTGATCGTGATCGTGACCCACCACGACTCGCCGGTTTCGTGTACGACCTCGAGTACGTCGCCACGGGCCCCGAACGTGATCGGCGCGCGGCCGGTGAGGAGGACCGACGTCGTCAGCGTCTGGCCGCGGGCGTGGAAGCTCAGCGCGGCGCGGCCCGCCAGGACCAGGTCCCCGGTGTTGATCAGGCCACGGGCCGACACGACGAACGGGGCACGGGCGGCGAGGCCGCGGGTGATCGACGCCGCGGCTTCGGCGTCGACGACGATCGACGCCCGCCCGCCGAGGCTCACCGATCGACCGAGCGTGGCCTTCGCCGAGGTCGCCAACGGGACCTTCGCTTGCACCGCGAACGTGCGCAGCAACACGGCCCGCGCCGAGCTCGACGTGGCGGCGCGTCCGGCGAGACGCACCGCGAGCGACACCGAGGCTTTCGAGTTCACGGCGAGGCGGTGTCGTCCGGCGAGATCGACCTGCCCTTGCGTCGCCAGGTTGATGGCCTTGGCTCGCACGGCGAGGGGGTGACGGCCCGACAGGGCATACGCGGCCCGTGCGGATCCCTTCGCCGACACGACGACGGCGTGTTTTCCCGTCAGACCCGCTGAGAGACGCTGTGTGCCCTTCGCCGCGTACGACGTGGGGAATCGGCCGTCGAGCAGGCGCGTGGCCTGTAGGGCCGTTTTTGCGGACACGACAAGCGGGGCCCGTCCCGCCAGGCCGATCGACAACAGGACGGTCCCACGGGAGGACGTCGCCACGGGATGCTTCCCGGCGAGGACGACACCGCGGGACAGGGCCGAGGCCTTCGCCGACACGACGACCGGGAACCGCCCGGCCATCGGGATCACGATCGACACCTGTCCGGCCCGGGCGTTGATCACCGCCGCGGCGCGGCCGTCGAGCGGGATCAGCCGACCGAGTCCAGCCTTCGCCGACGTCGAGATCGGGTGACGCCCGGCTAGCAGCAGCGCGAGAGCGAGCGATGCCTTCGTGTTCGTGACGACCGGCGCGCGACCTGCCAGGCCTCGCGTCGTTGCGAGGGCTGTCGCTTTCGCATTGGTGGCCGTGGCCGCGCGGCCATCCAGCGGACGTGCCAGGCCGACCGAGGCCTTGGCACTCGAAGCGGTAGATGCTCGCCCATCAATCCTCCGTGTCGCCGACGCCGTGGCCTTCGCTGACGTCACCACCGGGTGCCGGCCGTTGAGAGCCCATGCCATCGACGTCGAGCCTTTCGCCGACGTGGCGAGGGGATGCTTCCCGGCGAGGCCGCGCAACGCGTCGAGCTTCGTGGACTTCGCCGATACCGCGACCGGGGACTTGCCGTTGAGCGTGACGATCCCGCCGAGGAGCCCTCGCGCCGATGTCGCCACGGGATGCTTCGCGCCGAGTCCTCGTGTGATCACGAGCGTCGCCTTCGCCGAGGTCGCCAACGCGTGTTTCCCGCCGACGCCTCGGGTCGCGTAGATCGTGCCCTTCGCCGACGTCGACGACGGGGCCTTCCCGACCAACGCCCACAACAGACGGAGCGAACCTTTCGCCGACGTCGCCGTCGGGTGCTTCCCGGCGAGAGCTTGCGCGGCCCCGGCGATGGCGACCTCGACGGCGACTGCGGTGTTGCCGTTCGCCGCGAGCCCCGACCATGTCGTCGTCTGTGCCGCCGAGAGCGGGTCGTACGCGGTTTTGCCGTCACCGGCTCCGCCGCCCGCGGCGTACGCGTCGACGAGGTTGAACCCGGACGGGAGTGTTGGCACACCGAACACCGAGAACGAGTCCGAGTAGACCCATGACGTCGCCGCGGGGGCAACGCCGAGTGACACGCCGAGGGTCGTGCCGGTCCCGGTGTTCTGCGCCTGTTGCACGACGATGGCCGGGCCGGTCACTTCCTCGAACGACGCCCACAGCGAACGGTCCGCGGATCCGCCCGGTGTCTCGGTCACGGTGATCTGACCCGCGGACGCGCCCGTGCCGACACGTCGCCAGGCGATGGCGCAGCCGACCCCGTACGAGAACACGTCGAGCGTCGACTTCTGCACGGTCCACGCGGTGCCTCCGGTGTCACCGAAGTTGTCCGACGCCGTCCACGCAATCGCGGTGCCCGCTCCCGCGCATACACCTCCCATCATCACGAGGAGCAACGAGCCCGCCGCGGGCGTGAAGCTCGCCGACGTCTCGACGTTGTCGGTCGTCGTCGCTTGTGTCTGGTACGTCGTGCCCCGGTCGACACGGGCAATCGTTCCGCCGCCCCCGGCCGTGACGGTCAGGGCTGCTTTCGCCGAGGTCGCCAGGCCGTGCTTCCCACCGAGGGGCCGCGCCACGCTGATCGTGTTGGCTTTCGCCGACGTCGCCGTCGGGGCCTTCCCGGCGAGGGCTTGCGGCCCGCCGCTTGCACCGAGGTACTTCGTGTTGAGGTACGCGTAGACCTGTGCCCGTTCGCCCGACGTCAACGCCCGGTTGTAGATGACGAGGGCGCCGAGCGTGATCGGGCCGTAGACGGTGTTCTGCGCGCGGGCGAGACGCAGCACACCGGTGAGGCCGCCTGTGTTCCCTGATGTCGACGTCGCCGGGGTGCCGTTGTTGATCGTCAACGACAGGTTCCCGCCCGTGTGCAACTGGTCGGCGATGTAGGCCGTGTTCGCCGCAATCGTGCGCGTCGCCGTCGTGATGGCGGTGTCCCAGTTGTACGCAATGGCCAGCGTGCTCGACGCCCGGAAGTGCAGGCCGCTGAAGGCGAGGGAGTCGCCCCACACCGTCGCGTTGTTGTACGCGGCGCCGTCGTCGGTCGGGAACGATGCGACCTTGAACACGGCGAAGATCTCGGCGTCGGCCGCGGTGATCAACGCCGACATGGCGGTGGCCGACTCCATGAAGTCATTGGTCCCGTCGAACACGACACCGGCCGCGCCGGTCGGGAACTGCGCGGCGGTGATGGCCGGGCGTGCTGTTGCGTCGGGCGTCTGTGTCACGGTGACGGCACCGAACTTTGACGCCCACGCCGACACCGGGGATCCCGTGACACCCGAGTCTGCTTCGAGCCACACTTTGAGTCCCGACACCGGGACGGCTGCGTTGAAGTTGTCGACCTGTACGTTCTGGCCTGCGGTGCCGTTGAACGTCGAGACCTGCGCGTACATCGGCGACGTCGACGTGAGCCACGCCGGGGTCGCGTTGCTCCACAGGTTCGCCCACGTGATGCCGTCTTGTGATCCGTCCCAGTAGACGGTCCCGGCTGTCTCTCGGATCCGTAGCCACGGAGGAGATCCGGCCGTTGCGTACGACCCCGACGCGCTGGTCGGTGTCGTCGCCGTGATCGACTGCGCCAGGATCGTGTCGCCCGCTTTCGCGAACTCCAAGTAGTTGTTGTTGTCGAGCACGAGGTAGATGTGGAACTCGCCCGTCGCGTCGGCAGGCCACGACGTCACTTTGAGATAGACGGCCGACTCTTTGAGCGTGTACGCCGTCGCCGACAACACGCCGACGGCGGATCCGACGACCGACGGGATGATCAGCACGTCGTTCTGTGTGACGGCGCCGACGACACCGCCCGCCCACTTCGCGGTGTCGATCGTCGTCCCGGTGAAGTCGTCGGCTAGCGCGGCCTCGAACTTCGCTTGCGTGACCGGCACGAACGGCGGGATCACGAACGTCAGCGCGCGCCAGTTCGCCGACGTGTTCGTGAACGTGCCGGGGTTCTCCGTCGTCGCCGCCGACAACGCTTTCGTCGCTACACCAAGGAACACCGACGACGTCGACGACGCCGACTCGGTGAGCGTGACCGTCGTGTAACCGGCCGGTGACGCCGTGAGCGTGTTCGCCGCCGTTAGCTGGTCGATGCACACCGCGGCGATGGCAAGCCAATCCTTCGCCGACCCCACGGTGATCGACGGCGGGTCTGCGTTGCCGGACCCGGTCGCAGCGGTTTGCTTGAAGATGTCGGTCGCGACGTTGACGACGCCGTGCTGCGCCGCGGGGATCCGGCCCATGATGAGCACGATGTCCTGCGCGACGCCGCCGTAGGTGACCGTCTCGTTCGCGGCGGTGGCGATGCGGGCGAAGACGTCGAGTCGGCCGGTGCCCGTCGAGATGGTGCCGCCGTCGATGAGCGTGTAACCCGTGGGTGTCGTCGGTGCCGTTGTCGTGTCCGACGAGGCGATGATCAGCAGCAGGTCGCCGATGGCGATACCCGCGGGTTCGTTGACGTTGAGCGAGGCACCCGTCGTTGCCGCGCTGACGGTGCCCCACGTGACGGTAGGGGCCGTCATCGGCGGTTACCTACGCACTCATCAGTACGTGTCGCCTGGGTCACCGGCTTGGAAGATCAACGCTCCCGCGGCGAACGACGCGGTGTCGTTCGCGCCGATGGCTTTCGAGGTCGTCAACGCACCGAAGCCGATGTAGTCCGCGGTTGTCACACCGGAGATCGTCGCGCACAGCAGGAAGTGAGTGACCGTGCCCCATGAGCCGGTCGCCATCGGGAACGTCTTTACCGCCGAGTTGTCCTTCACCGCGGGTGTCGTCGCCGACGCCGCATTCCAGTCGGCAGCGACCGTTGACACCCGGGCGTACGCGTTGCCCGATGGTTCGGTGACCGAGCCCGCGGCTTCGGTCGGGGTCGTCGTCGACAGGCCGAGGTACAGCGTCGTGGCCGGTGTCCACGTCGGGTCGGTGAAGATGTGGTCGAGGATCTTCTGCTCGAACAGGTCGAAGAAACCGGGCATGTCGTGCTCCTACTCCGTGGCGGGCTGCTGCGTGTTGAGCAGCGCGACCTTGTCAGCCTTCGGTGCCGTCGTGTCGTCGCTGCTGTCGACGAAGTGATCACGATGCAGCTGCGCCAGGAAACGGTCGGGGATCTGGTCGATGGACAGCCCCGCGGGGACGGTCATCATGTTGCCGACGTCGCCCTGTGGGTCGGTCACCTGCACGTCACGATTGACTACGAGCATCAGCCTTGTCCTCCACCGAGCGGGTCCGGGTTCTTGTTCGACGCTATGTGCAGCGACGGTTGCTTCGCGGTGTCGCTGTGGTCAAACGCCTTCTTGAAGTCGACGATGGCCCCGGTGCCGAGGCCCCAGATGAGCCCGAGGATCACGAGCGACGCGCCGTCCATGTCGTTGAGCGACTGACCGGCGCCGACGTCCCACGTCTTGGCGATGTCAGCGGCGGACATCAGGAAGGCCGCGCCGATCCCGACGATGGCGGCGAGGACCTGTGTGAGCAACGCACGGAAGTTCGACGCCGTCACGTTCTTCACCGCGTCGACCAGCTTCCACAAGGCACCCAGCAGTGCCAGATACGTGACCGTTTGCATGGCTGGCCTCCTTACGTTTGGACCGGGACCGTGACGTACGTCGTCCCGACTACGGGCAACGTCATCGCTGTGGGCAGATACAGGTACGCGGCGTTGCTCGGTGTCGCCACGGGCCAGTCGTTGAACGGGCCGTTCCCCCAGGCGGGGTTGTCGATGGCTGTGATCTGGAACGACGGCTGGATCTCGGACGCACCGAACGTGCCGGGCGTGTTCATGCGGAACTTCGTCACTCGTGGGAACACGTGCCAGCCGTACGGCCGCGCCGCGTGCGGCGCACCGGAGGCGTCAACGCGTCGTGTCCACATCTCGATCGACACATGGAACGTGTAGTTCTGCGGACCGATCGGCGGGGCCGCCCACCCGATGGCTGCGGTGTCGGTGAGGATGGCGCCGGTCCCGAGGAACTCCATGACGTACGGGTCAGGCGTACACCACGTGATGTCGGCGGTGACGTTGTCGAACGAGTCCGGCGCGTCGTAGCGGACGCACGTGACGCCCGCGGCATTCGTCGCGCGTGTCTGCTCGCCGTCGGTGTAGTTGAGCGTCGGGTTCAATTCGACCAGGGCGTCGGACACGTACGCGTTGGATGCCCCCGGCAGGGCAGCCCCGGTGATCGGGTCGAGCCGCGCCAGGCGGGTACGGAGGACGTGCAGTTGACCGACGGGCTCGTTCGCCATCGTGTGCTCCTACGGCGTAACGCCCACCCGGAGGTGAGCTCGGGACGGTTCGTGCATGACGAGGACGTCACGCTGGGCCCACGCCACCATCGTGTTGACGTCCCAGGCGAAGCCCTCGGTCGGCGGCGTGACACGAATGGGACCGAGCACGATCTCGGGGATGGTCGTGCCGATGATCGACTGCGCGCCTGGCGCGTCGGCGTGGATCCCCGTGTATCCGGCGTCGCCGATGACGATGTGACCCATCGGTGACACCCACACGTCGCCGTCTTTGCGGACGTGGCCGTTGAGCGTCGACAGCGAGAACACGAGCGGCGACATGTGCATCGCCCCCGGCGAGTTCGTCAACTCGACCGACAACCGTTGATCCATCTGCGCGATGGCGTGGGGCACGTCGTAGGGGCCACCAGCGATGGCGACGGCACCCGTGCGTGCCAACCAGACGTTGTTCGCCGCCGTGGCCTGGCTGATCACACCGGTCCAGAACTCCGCCGCAATCGACGCCGACTGCGTGTACTCGAGTAGCCGCCGTGCGCGGCCTTCCCAGTCGCGGGACTGGTCGAGCGACGAGCACCAGTCGAAGGCGTACACCTGAAACGGATAGGCGTCCTCGACGATCGGCTTGTCGTCCGCGCCGAGAGCGATGGCGGCGTTGGGCGCGCACGTCAACGCACGCGCCCCGTAGGCCTCGCTCGTCGTCGGGTGCGCCTCCGGTTCCCACTCGACGCCTCGACCCCACCGGGACTCGCCGGCACCTTCGGGTGTCGACACGGTGTTGAGCGTCTGCGCGGCGAGGAGTAGCCCTGCACGGGGTGCCCGTAGAGCGGGTGCATCTCGTACGTCAGGCATCGTTTCCTCCCGGCTAGCCGTTGGTGGTGAGCGGCGGGTGCCAGCCAGCCCCGCCGCTCACGCTCCATGCCGCCAGGTCTACACCGGGGCCGTGCAAGTGACCGAGGCCGTCGCGGCGACCATCTGGCCGGTCATACACATCGGCGTGTCGTACACGTACGACTCGCCGGGGACCCCGAAGTAGTGGACGTTCTCGAACGACTCCTCGAACATCATCATGTCGTTGGTGCCGACGAGTGCCGAGTCTCGGATCACGCCGACGTCGAGCGTGCCGCCGTCTAGGAACAGCCAGTTCCCTTCGGGGAACACGTAGAAGCGACCCCAGTACGGGAAGCCGTTGACAACGCCGGGTGCCTGCGTCCCGAACGGCGGTGCGCCACCGGCTGTCGTGGTCTGGCCGAACTGGTAGTCACGGGACCAGGACACGTTCACGCCAAGGTTCGCAAACGCTGCGTCGATGAAAGCCGACGCGTCGGCCCGGAGCCGCTCTTCGAGACGGTCGCCCGTGCCGGTGCGGATCAGGTCGTTGATCATCGCCTGGCGGACCCACTCGAACCCGATGACGCGGATGCGCAGATCACCGTCGGCGATGCGGTGCCGGTAGCGCATGCCCTCGACGAGAGCGGACAGGGTCGTGAACGTGTCCTTCACGGCACCGAGGAGTGCCGGGCCGGTCACGAGCTTCGAGCCTGCGGCGATACCGGCGAGGAGCTTCGACTCGGCGTAGCGCGCGTGGTACACGTCGGCGAGACGCATGTACGCCTGTAGCTGCTCGGGGTACCAACGGTCGCGGAAGTTCCCGATCTTGAAGGCCCGGGTGATGGCGTAGACCTTCGTGGTCGTGTCGACCTCGTTGCAAGCGATGGTCATGAACGGCTTGGTCGCCGGGGCCGTCGGGTTGATGTCGTTGGCCTCGGTCCAGGTACCGAAGGCTGACGTCACGTCGCCGATCGTCGGCGGGTTGAAGGTCCGCACGCCGCCGCGCACCGCAGCGAATCGGTTGAGGGCGTCACGCACCGGACGTGCTCCGTCGCCCACGGTCGGCAGGTCGTAGCGGTACGGGACGGGTGCGCAGATGCCGCCCGCCGCGGTGATGGCCTCGACCGACTGCGAGTCGATGTAGGCGCGGCGTCGATCGAGCTTCTGCTGGTTCGCGTACACGTCGGAGTCGAGGATCAGATCCTCGGTCCCTTGCATGAGCCCGCGGGCGTCGGCGGTGAGCACCGGCATCGGCGTGTAGCCATCTTGGAACGGCTTGTCGAGCAGAGCGATGGCCGCGTCGAATGCCGCGAACCGTTCCGACGGTGTGTCGATGCGTCGCCCGCCTTGGATCCCCGGCAGGTTCATCGCCGCGGTGAGAGCCGCTGTGCGCTGCGCAGACGGCCGCGGTGCACGGGAGGAGGGGCGAGGAGCCGCGGCGGGCGCACGGCGCACGACAGCGGGCGTGGACGAAGCCACGACGACAGGCTCGGGCGTGTCCTCGTGTGCTTCGACGACGGGCTCGACCTCGGCCTCGGGTGTCTCGTCCTCGTCGACGACAGGTTCGAGCTCTACGGGCTCCCCTTCGTCTTCGTCGGTGTCGTCCTCGCCGGGACGGAACTGGCGTGCAAGCTCGGCGGCTTCGGCACGACGGGAGTCGGCCGCGGCCTCGCGCCGTTCCGCCTCGACGTTGTACGCGGCTTGCATCTCGGAAAGCTCACGGAGCGTCGCGACTTCCTCGTCGGTGAGGTCGGCGGGATCTTCGTGCGAGTCGAGCAGGGCGTTGGCCTCGGCTTCGAGCAGGCCGTTGAACTCGCCCAGTTCCTCGGCGGTGAGGTTTTCGAGCCCTTGCTGAAGAAGCTCACGCAAACGGTCCATCTGTGCTCCCCGTGTCCGAGTCTCGGTGTGAGGCGGTGACGCTCGGGGGCTAGGGCCGTGCCGACGTTCGCACTAGGGGCGATGACGTCGTTGGATCCGCGTGGCCCGGAGGCTATGGCGCCGTCCGGTGCCGGCGCAAGCACCCTACGTTGCCAGCGAGTCTGGCGACGGCCGGGCGTCGTCGATCTCCTCCCGGCCGTAGTCGCAGTCGTGGCAGCCGATGACCCAGCCCTGGCGGTGCACGATCGTCGGGTTCTCGACGTCGGTGATCATGACGCGTTGACGGAGCAGCGACGGGATCAGACACACGGGGCACCACTCGGGCGAGGGCTCGGGGTTGAACCGCCAGACCTTGTAGAGCGGCCGGAAGGCCGGGTGGTTCTCACGCATCGTTCAGCCGTGGCGCCGAAGATTCCGCAGCGTCTCCGCGGCCAGCTGCGCGGCCTCGGCACGCAGCGGTGCCGTGCGTTGGTCGACGAACGTGCGGAACTGCGCCATGCCTGATTCGATCCCGTCGAGGCGCGCCAGGACCGACGCCATGACCTGTGCCTCGTCGGTCGGTCCGTGCCCGCCGCAGCCGCATGGTTCTTTCGCCGCGGCACGCGCGACGGGCGCTGTGATGATCGTGAAGCCTGACGCCGATGCCGTCATCACGGCTTCGCCCGCGGCGACCTCGATCGGTTCGGTCGAGTCGATGTAGGCACGGCGTCGTTGGATCGGCAGGCCGGGCGCGTTGACGCCGAGCACCGAGATCAACGACTGCTTGTCGGAGCCGCGCCAGTCGCCGGAGATCCCGCCGGCGCGCAACGTGCGCACGAGTTCGTCGGTCACGCCGGGACGCAACGCACCGCAGCACCAGCCGCCCATGTGGCCGGGATGCACGATCCCGTCGCCCCAGGCGCATGACGTGTTGGCGTAGTAGTCGCGGGCGTCGTTGACGTTGAGGAGCCCGCCCGCGTGGTTGCCGCCGACGACGAACACGCCGGTCCCTTCGAGCAGTGATCCGTCGTCGACCTGCACCGCTCCGATGTGGAAGAACGAAGTGTCGGACGGCGCGGTGATGCACACGTTGGCGTACCCGATGTGGCATCGCTCCCGCGGGTTGAGGTGTCCGTAGAACTGGCCGTCGTCGGTGATCACGAGGGGCAGGGCGTCGCCGATGTACGCGCCGGTCTGGTCGTCGTACTGCGGCACGAGACGCGGGTCGCCGTCCTCGGGTTCGGGCTCGAAGAACCATGCCCGGGGTGGGCGCAGCGGCGCGGCGGCGGCAACGACTGGTGCCCGCTCTTCGGCGGGTGCCTCGATGTCGTCGCCAGGCGCGGTGTCGTCTAGCTCGATGTAGACGCCTTCGTTGAAGGCCCCGGCCGGGAGGGCGACGGCGCCGATGATGCGGGCCCGTGTGTAGTGCTCGATGACTTCGTCCATCGCCATGGCGAACAGGACCTCGCCGTCGTCGGGCATGGCGTCACCTGCCGCGGCGGTGAACGTCGCCGCGCGTTGCCGTGCGACGAACTCCCGAAGGAACGTGCCCATGGCGAGCGACGCGACCTGTGCCGACGCGAGGATCACGATGCCATCTTCGCCATCTTCGGACTCGGGGTCGGGCGCGGCGACCGAGTCGGGGTTCTGCACGATCTCGACGGCCAGGTTGTCCATGTCGACCGACACGCCGAAGCGGGCACCGTGGGATGCCGAGCCCGCTTCCATGCGGCGGATCATCTCCGCGCCTTCGGGGATCTCGTCGTCGATGGCCCCGGTGAACACGATCTCGTTGCCGACACGTTCGAGCGTCGTGATGTTCCCGACGTCGACTGCGCCCGCGCCGCCCATGCCTCCGTGAAGCTGCTGGTCTTTGAGCCAGCCGAACGGCATCGGCGGGTCGATCCACGTGAACGAGTCGAACAGTCGACCGTCGGACGTCTGCACGCCCTCGATGGCGAGCACGCCCCGTGTCCGTCGCAGTGTCATCCCAACCTCCCGTAGACCTTGCCGATGATGTTGTCGTCGGCGTCGAACAACTCGATGATCGACTCGGTCGCAACGGAGTCGTCCACCGCTGCGCCGTCGTCGTTGAAGAACAAGATCACCGCATGATGCGCGCCGTCGGGCAGGTCGTCGCCGTCGATCCGCTTCGTCATCATTTGAGGAGCCCTTTCGTGTACTCGTCGAGCAGGCTCGCGCGTGCGGGCCAGATGTCGGCAAAGCGTAGTGACACGGTGCGGCCGTCTCGTTCGATGCGGCCGACCGACCCGTAGCGTTGGTCGGCCATGTAGAGAGCCATCGACTCGGCGAAGTCTTCTTTGTTGTTGGCCCGGCCGTAGTCGGTGATCCCGTGCGTGTACTCGTAGCCGTTGGGCAACGCCCGTTGCCGTTCGATCCCGGTCTGCACGATGCGGTGTGACGCGTCGGTGCGAGGGATCCACCCGGCGAACTCGGACTGGCCGCGTGCCGCGTCGAGAGATCCGGCGTCGAGCCAGTCGGAGTAGCCCAGCGTGGAGGGGCCGCGTGCGCCGTCGACGAGATGGCCGTACTCGTGGCGCAACGTCCGCATCCCCGTGCCGCCGTTGTAGTACGTGATCTCGCCCGAGTTCATGTTGGCTGTCGCCGCGGACAGGAAGTCCCGGCCGCCGTACTTCTTCGACCAGTAGAGATCGTCGGGATTGCGTGCGTCGAGGTAGCTGATCTGGTTCGTGACGGCGCGGCCCTTGTTCGTCAACTGCTTCGAGAACACCTCCAAGTCCTTCAAGCCCTCGTGCCGGTCGAGGTAGTCGTTCATCGCAGCGCGCGACATGTTGCCGTCGGACACCTCGACCAGGACCTTGAACCCGTGACGCTCGACGGCAATGGCATTTGACGTGATGTCTCTGCGGTACGCCGATCCGAGCTTGTAGTTCAAGTTGCGGATCATCACGGGCTCGCCGGTCTTCGTGGCCTTCGCCTCACGAAGCGCCTTCTTCACCACGTCGTTCAGCGGGGCGGCGCGCTTCTTCGACCAGTCGACGGACTCGGCCGGGCCGGGCTTCTCGACCTCGGCGACGTCCTCGATCTGTGTCGTGTGCGCGGCGACTTCCTCCGGTGTGATCACGATCGGCTCGAAGTCACAGACACAGCCGTTGTGATCACCCGGGTAGAAGTACGGGGTGTCGGGCCAGCCGTCGGTGTTCGTCAACACCGGGTCGTCGAAGTTCGCGAACACGGTGCCGTTGAGTGCCAGGTGAGGCTCGAACGTCTTGCGTTGCGCCGCGCCGTAGACCCATTGGAAAGCGTCGATCCGTGCGCCGCCGTCGGTCAACGCGTCGGTGATGTCACCGCCCGTTGCCAGCATCCCGATCGGTGTGTTCTGTAGGGCCTTCACGTTCCCGGCCTCACCACGCAACGCTGCGCCCCCGGCGCGCGACAGGGCCTCGCGCACGAGCCCGGGCGGGACACGAGACGACAGCGACAACTCTCCCGCGGCTTCGGCGATGGCAATCGTCTCGGGGTCGAACAGTTGACGCTTCGCCAGGTCCGACATGTTCGTCGACAGCCACTTCCACGCTTCGTCTTTGTTCTCCAACAACCGAAGCTGCATCTCGGCACGCCGGGCGCGCGACATGTTCCCGGTGATCTCCTCGACGATCGTCAACGCGTCGGCACCGGCCTGCGTGACCCACTCGTTGAACTGTGTCTCTAACGCAGCCCAGGCGTCTTCGAGTAGGACGTCGGCGGTGAACCCGGCGTCAGCGATGAGTGCCGGACCCAACTCGTTCGCCGCCCACCGCATGTCGGCCAGGCCCCGGAGCCGCGGCCGTAGCTGCTGCGACGACCGAAGCCGGTTCCCCGCTTTCTCCAGCGCACGGTCGAGTGCCGATTCTGCGGCGCCGAGGAGACGGTCACGCAACGACACGTCGAGCGACATCAGCCTGCGGCCGGGGTTCGCACGCGCCGCGGCGAGCAGGACCATCGCCGCGGGTGCGACACCGGGGGCAGCCTCGGGTGCCGCCGACGGCATGGCGACGTCGACCCCGCCGAGGATCAGCACCTCACGTGTCAGCGCCTCGGTGAAGATCCCTTTCCGTGCCGCGAGGTTGCGTGCCCACTCGACGTCGTCGGGGGCGTCGTCCTCGGGGATCGACTTCATGCGCCGGTACGCGGCGTCGCTGATCACACCGCGGCTGTGTGCCTCGTCTGGGTTGACGTCCTGATCGGACACGAGCCCGGAGATGTCGGGCCATGCGAACACCTGGGTCACGTCGACGTCGGCACCGAACAGTGCCGACAGGTTCGGGTGTAGGAACCCGGTGGTGTACGCCTCGGCGAGCCACTGGACACGAGGCTCGAAGTGGTCTTCGTAGACGTCTTGGTCGATCTGCTCGGCGTTGCTGAACGTCGTGGACATGTGGCCCATGACGACCTCGACCGGCACGTTCAACCCGCGGGCGACCCGGTCGATCTTCTTCTCGATCTTCTGGTCGAGCGTCATGTCCGGTGGCCGTGAGAGGTCCATCGTTCGGAACACGTCGGGCCGGAGATAGTTGGCCTGGCCCGAGATGATCAGGCCGACGAGCGTGGCGACGTCGGTCGGATCGTCGACCGGTGTCGTCGCGAAGTTCGTTATCGCTTCGAGCAGCCCGTTCTGTTGCCCGCCCTGCTCGACAGGGTCACCGCCCTCGTCCGGCGAGTCGTCACCGGTCGGTGCCGGCTGATCGGTCAGCCCGAGCTCTACCGGCACGAGCACCAGCGGAGCGGACAGCCTCGACTTCGACTCGGCTTTCTGTTGCGCCGTCATCAACGCCAGGCCTTCAAGGTCACTGATCAACGCACGCATGTGACAGTCGGGCAGCTTCGACCACTGCGGGTGCCGCTGCCACATACGGATCAGGCCTTCGGTGGTGTCGTCGATCGGTCGGCCCTTGTCGCCGGGCGTGTCGTGTACGAGCACCTCGGGGTGCCCACCGGGAAGCGACTTCCCGGTCGACTCGATCTCGGACACCGAGCGGACGTCCCACGACTCGGGCTGATACGGCCGATAGTCGACGTCGCCAGGGATGCCCTGCGCCGTCTTCTCGTCCTGCCCGTGTAGGAAGCATTCCCCGGCGACCTCGATGTTCGCCTCGATCATCCTGTTCAACTCGCCCTGCCCGCCCGTCGGGGCACGGAGCCGTTCGATCTCTTGCGTCGCTGCCTGCGCCAACGGTGACAACTCGAGCGACGTGACGACGCCGTCGGCGTCGAACTTTGCGGCAACCAGTGGTGACGTGGGGTCGTCGACGGGGACGACTTCGCCTTCGGCGTTGTAGCAGGCGGCGAAGTATCGGACCTTCCCGATGCCGTTGGCCAGGAAGTTGATGGCGAACTTCACCTCGGGCGTCTCGTCGTAATAGCCCCAGGCGTCGCGTTGCCACTCCTGTCGCTTCGAGAGGAGACGTTCGATGATCTTCGAGTCGTTGAGCGGGACCTTCACGGCCGCCGCGGTGAACACGACACCACGTCGACGTCGGTGTCCGTTCGTCGATGGCTCGGGCAGCGCGAGGTCCGTCACGCCCGTCGAGCGTAGTGCGCGCCTAGTCGACGTCGAGGTTTGCTACGAGCCCGGCAACGTGGGATGCCGCCAGGACACGGGCCAGGTAACGCCAGCCCGGCACGTATCGGCGGGCCACGACAACGCCCGCGGCGACCCAAACCGACATGCACCACGGGCACGTCGTCAGGTACAACAACCGACGTCGGTGCCGGACGCGCCAGGCGACACGGTCCCTGATGTCTTCGGTGAGCTTGTCCTTCGTGGCGAGCCGCGTGAGCCGACAGACGGCCAGCGCGTCGATGACGTCCTCGGTCACGCGGGCTGCCAGACGACGAGGTCGGTGAGCGTCGCGACGGCTGTGAGCTTCGCCGTGGGGTTCCCGCCCCAGCCGCCGACGGCCAGGTTCCAGATGATCCCGAGGCCACCGGGCCATGTCGGCCACGGGGCCGGAGGGAACACGTGGATCCTCACGCCGTCGACGTACACGCCGACCCCGGCCTTCATGACGTGCATCCCGTAGCGGTGGGGCTGTGACCAGTCGAGACGCTGTTGGGCGCCGAGGTCGGCGCCGTTGTAGTGCACGTGATGTTCTGAGTGGCCGGGCATCGCGCCGACGAGTTCGACGACGTCAAGTTCCGGTGACGACGCCGGGCCGCCCGTCGGGTTCGCTTGCGGCATCAGCCACAGCGCGGGCCATACGCCCTCGCCGCCCGAGCATGACACCGTGCCCTCGATGTAGTCGCCGACGTCGACGAGGCCCCGATGGTCGAAGCCCCACGTACACGCGCCCGACGTCCACGTCTTGTCGCCGTTCGGTGTCGCGACGAGGTCGCATCGTGTGCGTGTCGCATGGATGGCCGAGGGCCGGTATCGCTGTAGCTCGTTCCCGAGATGATCGAGGTCGCCCCAGAACGGGACGAGCCCCGGCACACCCGCGGCCAGATCGACCACGTGCTTGATCCTCAACACGGCTGCGATGTCCTCTGGCGGCCTCACCGGGCCGGGCTGCACGGGAGGAGGCTGCACGATCGGCGGGACGGGAGGAGACGGCACAGCGGGTGTGATGACATCGTCGGGTCCTGCCCTGCGTCGACGTCGACGCCACAGGCTCACGACTGCCGCTCGATGAACGTACGGGCGAGGACCCACGGGCACATCGGATCGTGTTCGACCCGTTCGAGCCGCACCGCGTCGGCCATGCACAACGCACAGCGGTAGAGCCCGTGCTGATGTGCAATCGGCGACGACGCCGCCAGGATCATCGTCACGGTGTAGAGCTCGACGATGGTGTCGATCATCGCGTCGAGCGACGCGGCGACGTTCGGGCCGAGGTCGTCGACGATCGACTGCAACCTGTCGACGTCGACGCGCATCACGTGCGCAGCCATGTTCGGATCTCCTTCGCTCATGCAGATCCGCTGCACCCGCAGCCGACCGGGGTCACGGTCCATGCGCCGCCGTCGGTGTCGACAACGGACCAGGCCTTCGAGGCTTCGGGGACGATCGACACCAGCTGCTTCTCGATCGTGACGTGTTGCGCGGTGTCGTCGATGTAGCCGACGAACAGCCGCATGGTCGACGGGCTGATGACCGACGTCGCCTTGTCGATCACGGCACCGTCGGGTGTCGTCACTTTGCTGCTCGTCCAGTTGGGCACACGGGTGATGCTAGATCACGACGCTGCGTGTCTATTACGTTGCGCGGATGCGACGGATACGTGACTTCATCTTTGCCATGTGCGCGCTTGGGTTGATCTCGGGCTGCACGCCGGACCAGATCGACTGGTGGCTCAACGCTCCACCGGATCAACGCGACGCCGCGACCGAGTACGTCGTGCGCGAGGCCGCAGCCGAGTTCGGCGTCGATCCCGACCTGATGCTGAGGATCCAACGATGCGAGGGCTCGGTGCCGTGGGCACGCAACCGATCAACGGCATCAGGGCTCTTTCAGCACATCGAGCGTTACTGGCCGGGCAGGGCGGCAGCCGTCGGTGCCGACGGCGCGCCGTGGTGGGATCCGCAAGCGAACGCGCGTGCCGCGGCGTGGATGATGGCGAACGGCGGGACGGCTCCGTGGCGTGCATCGTCTCGGTGCTGGTGAGACGCGACGCTGCCCCCGGCCATCGACAACCGGGGGCAGCGAACGGTGTCACCCACAGCGACGGAAGTGACGGCCTCACGTTATCAACGCAACGGAAGCCCCCGTTGGAGTTTGTAGGCCGGATACAGGTAGCACGGGAACTCGACGCGCGTGTCGGACTGCGGAGTGCAGAAGTGCCGCTCGTCTTTGGCGATGGCGCCCCATTGCCAGCCGATGATCTCGGCGACACCCGTCGGTGACGCCTCCGCCGAGAACACGACACGATGCAGCCGCACGAGGATGAACGGCCGGTCGTCGGTGTCGTGTCGTCGCATCAGCAGGTTCCCGGTGCGCCACTGCGTCGCCCGGACTTCCCAGCCCGGCCCGACGTCGCCACACAGCAGCTTCGGGTTGCGGACGACCTCGACGTAGTCGTCCTCGTATCCGCCGACACGGGCCACGGCTAGCTCGCCGACGGCGCCGACGATGTCGTTGTGGAGCCCGACGTTCTCGACGTCCATGCCCATCGACCCCGTGTGGCCGTGCTTGCCGTTGGCACGGTGCCGTCCGGTGCCGACACGCACCGCGCGTCGTCCGAGCGTCGCGTCGACCGGGACCTCGATCACGGCACTCGTGTGCTCGTCGTGTAGGGCGTGATGTCGCCGTTCTTCACCTGGCCCCACCACGGCGGGCGCAGATACGTCGCCGAGTCACGGAACAGATCCGCCAACGCTCCCCGGTCCGTCTCGGCAACGAGCGGCACCACGTCGCCGAGCTTCCCGTCGAGCAGCATCCCGGCCTCGATCCCGCCGATGTGACGGATCGTGCCCGAGTCGTACACGGCGAAGTGATGGTTCCCTGTCACCGCGGGTGGACCCGAGGCGTCGCGCACGATGTACGCCAGCACAGCTACAGGTTCCCTTCGCCGGACTTGCCCTCGGTCGTGGGGCCCGGCTCGACAGCGTCGGCGGGCATGAACGTCTGTGGCGTCACGAACGTCTTGACCTCGTCCTCGGTCGGGGCTTCGAGCACGCTCGTTCCCTCACCGACGCCTTCGGTCTGCGCCTCGAAGCGTGCCTCGGCGGCCTTGTCGGCCTCGTCCTGCGCCGTGACGTCGACAGGCTTCGTCTGCGCCTGCGGGCTGTCACCTTCGGGTGTCAACGTCTTCGGTGTCGGGGTGTTGGTCGCCATGTGCATCTCCTTGGTCGTCAGCAACGGTAGCAGCGGCCCCGTCGTCGTCGGGTTGTTCCGCTTCCTGCACCGCACCAAACCCGGCGACGGTCAGATCCGCGGCGACGAGGAGAGTCGCCAGCTTCGCGTCGCCGACGATGATCAGCCCCACCGCGACCGACACGAACGTCGCTGCCCCGCCGATCAACAAGCCCCAGGCGCACGGTCGCTCGAGTACGGCGAACACGGCGAGGACACGGCGACGCGCCTGCCTCAGCCGGTGTACCACGACTGGCATTGCGCGACGGCAAGCGGCGGTGCCGGGTCGCCTCCTTGCGTGACGCCCTCGACGGACCAGTAGCCCTCGATGTGGATCCGCAGCGCAATCGGTCGGCCGTCTTCGGGCAGGAAGAAGTAGCCGTTCGTGTCGGCTCCTTGTGACGGGCCGAGCGGCGCGCCGTTGGCGAACACCCGGACGTGTGTCGGCGGTGTCGCAGCGACGGGCCGTTTGACGTACAGCACCGCACGGTTCAACACAGTGAGGATCTGGCCGTCGGCGGGCAGGTTCACGAAGTCGATGATCCACGGCGCGCCCGGCCTCGGGAATCCTTGCGTCTCATACATGTCGTCAGCCTCCTGGCGATGGTGCCGTTGGGTGACGATCGGGTCGTCACGGTGATGGTCGGCAATCGGTACGTCGAGCCCGACGCCTTCGAGCATCGGGGCGTCGCGCATCCCGCCCGTGTCTCGTGCTGTCCACGTCTGGCCGTGCCACGGCTCCGGGTTCTTCGGGCGTGTCGCCATCGGGAACACGATCCCGAACCCGCGGGCCGCGGCATGGAACGTCGACCACGTGCAGCCCGAGATCGTGTAGTCGATGGCGTGGCAGAACCCGTCGGCTTGTTCCATGTGCAGCGACCCGAAGCTCCGCCAGCCCCACGGCGAGATCGGCCCGATGGCGTACGGATCCGCGGCGAGGTTGGGTTTCGTACGTCGAAGCGTGATCTGTTGCGACCTCGACCGGCACACACCCACGCTGCCGACGTGGACGCCACGGCCTGCGCAGTACGCGCGCAGCGCCGCGTCACGCATGGCGAACGTCGGGTGCAGGTCGGTCATGTCGCGTGGATCTCCTCGAACCGGAACATGCGTGCCGCCGGGTTGCTGTTGCCCCGGCCGGCACCGACCGTTGCCTGCACCATCGCCGCGTCGAGCGTGTCAATGAAGTCATAGAACGCGCGTTGCGCGTCGTGCGGGTCGCGGAAGCCCTCGCCTGCACCGCCGACGTGTTCGCCGTTGGCTGCACGGAGCCGCCACGACCATTCGCCGTCGGCCCGTTCGTAGATCTCGACCTGTGCTTCCATGCTCAGTCCCCCTTCGTGATGTCGGCGAGGATCCAGACCATGTCCATGTCTTCGCCGTCCTCTGATCGAAACCGGGTGTGTGCGAAGACCTTGGCGTGGGCGAAGATCGTCGCCGTGACTTCATGCACGTTGCCGATGTCGACAGACGTGTCTTCGCTCACGAAGTCACAGTCGTAGGACATGCACATCCATCGAGCCATCGTCAGTCTCCTTCGATGTCGATGTCGGGTCCCTCGACCTCGTGAGGTGGGGCCGGGAGGACGTCGCCAGGACCAGGCGACACGTCCGGTGTGATCGGTGCGGCGTCGCCGGGGATCCCGTCGATGTGGTCGTCGGGGCCGACGTCGGGCATCGTGTCGTCGCCGACGACGAGGCGGTACGCCGTCAACGCAGCCATCGCCGCGCGTGCCTCCTCGACTGTCGGGGCACGATGCTCGACGTGCGCGGCGACAACGGCGAGAGCCGCGGCGGCAAGGTCGGCGTCGAGATCGGCATGCTCGACGTCGCTGTCGTCTCGGATCTGGTACGCGAGGTCGACGAGGAGTTCCGTCAACGCCGCCATGACGACGCCCCATTGCACGGTCAGGTCGTTGTGTGTGTAGGCCTGTTGCATCCCGGCGAGCTTGTGCGTTGCGTCGGCGAGAGCGACGAGGCGACCGGGGAGCGAGTCATCGTGGGGTGCTGGCATGGGCGTCACGGTAGTGCGCTAACGGGACACGATGCGGCCTTGTCCTCCTGCGGTGCCACGGCCCGTGAGGATGCCGGGGCCGCGTGTCCCGATCGACTGCGGTGCGGGTGCGTGGATCGTGGCGACCCCGATCTCTAGGTGCTTCAACGCTTGCGACAGGGCGTCGACGATGTCGTCGTGTCCTCCTCGCTTCGGTGGGAAGGCTGCGTGCTCGTCGATCACGAGAGACGGCCACAGAGGCGCTGTGGAGCCCTCCTCCGTTGCGCCAGGCAGGAAGACGTCGTGTGCTTCGAGCTTCGGGCCGGTGTGTGTGCGTGCCCTCACGAGCTTCGACTGTTGCGGCACTGTCTCCTCGACGATGCCGGACATACCGGCGCGCACGATCCGTTCGACCTCGGGCCTCGCCCACTCGGGGATCCCGACGGCATCAGCGGTGTCGTCGTCGAGCACGAATGCCGGGTCGGCGTTGCGTAGCTCCGTGATGACCTCGGGTCCGTAGCCCGTGTTCTCGATCACGTGCTTGCGGATCGTCGGGTGTTGCACCCGCATCCAAGCGATGGCTGTCTTCGTCTGACGTTGCGACCATTGGCCGCGCAACATGTGCATGATCCGGTACGTGCCGCCGATGCGTGCGACGGCGAGGCCGACGACGAAGTCGCCTCCTTCCCGGTCCTTCAACTTCATGTCCCACGACGTCAACGACGCGTCGACGTGTTGCGGATCCTCGGAGTAGAACCGCCAGTCGTCACGCTTGAACTCGCCGCCTGTCTCGGGGATCGGCTGTTGCTGCTCCAACGCTGCGACGAGATACGACCCCGCCAACGCCGCGCGACGTTTCACGGCCTCGGGTCCGTACCGTTCGGGTGCCAGCAGTTCGCCGGGCTCACGTCCGAGTAGATCGTGTTCACCGGCGACCATCGGCATCACGACGAACTCGACCTCGATGCCGAGCTCCCGGGCGATGGCTTCCATGCGTGCCGTTGGGTCGTCGACGTGCCAGCGGGTGTGGGCCAGGATCAGGAAGGCGCCTTCGGCGAGGCGGAACTGTGCGACGCTCGCTATCTCGTGCCAGGCCTCGTCGCGGTACACGGGGCTGTGTGCGGCCTGCCAGTTCTTCAACGGGTCGTCCACGATCACCCCACCTGATGCGCCGAACCCGGCGACGCCGCCGTGCAGCGTGGTCGCCAGCATCCCGCCGCCTTGCGTTGTGCGCCAAAGGTTCTGTGTCTGCGCGTCGGGCATCAGGTCGAACCCGAGGCGGGCAGCGACGGGTGCCGTCCTGATGTGCGTCAGCATGTCGGTCGAGAACTGACGGGCGAGACGGTCGCCGTAGGGCAGGTATTGGTACGTCTTCGTCGGGTCGAGGTCCAACGCCCATTCGACGCCACGACGGAGCCATGTCGTCTTTCCGGTCTGGGGTGGAAGGTTCCACACTTGGAACGGCGACTCGCCGATCACGGCACGCCGGAATGCGTCGGCGAGGTAACGCGTGTAGGGCCAGTCGCGGACGGCGTCGCCGTCGAGCAGCCGGGCGAACGTCCACGGGTCACGCCTGGCCCCGGCGGCAACGCGTGATGCCGCTATCCGTTCGATCCGTTGCCGGGCGCGGTGTGGGAGCCGGTCGAGGACGTCACGCTCGAAGCGTGCTCGCTGCTCGGCGTCGGCGTGTTGTAACCGAAGGAGGACGTCAACGATGACGTCGTCGGATCCCATACCACCGCATCATCCAGTAGCGCATGACCATCAGCCGATGATGGCACGCCAGAGCCATGCGAGCCCGGCTGCGGCGACGACGACGATCGTGATGCACACGACGATGGTCAACGTCCACACGATGATCCTGGCGGCCTGACGGGCAAGCTGGTCATCGGTCATCGCTGGTCGATGTCGGGCACAGCCCACCGTCCGACCATTGTTGAGGTGTCGCCGTTGTCGGCGTAGTCGGTGACGACAGCCCGGTAGCGCACGATCGTCCCGTAGCCCATGTCGGCCGGGGGCATCAGCACGGAGCCGTCGAGGTCGCTGACCATGCACGTCAACGTTCGGCCGTCGGCGAACTCGATCTCGCACTCGGTGACCATCACCACGGGACTCCCTCGATGCGGAGGCGCATTGGCAGGTCGACGGTGTCGCCAGGCTTGATCGGCGCGCCCGAGGTGCCGAGGTCGACGAGCGTCGAGTCGACCAGCGTGTTGTCCTCGCCGTACAGGTCGAGCGGGAGCGACGCTGTCGCCGCGTAACGATGCGTCGCCTTCCCGTGAAGCTCGACGACGATCGAGCCTTCACGCAACGCCATGCCGACGACGTCGAGACGCCCGAACGGTGTCACGGCGTAGCCCTTCACCGGATCTTGTCTTTCGTCTTGCGTGTCTGCGCGGCGAGCCAGTCGGGACACGTGGCGTGGTGCGGCATGAACAGTTCGGCGTCGTCGCCGTGGAGGTCTTGCACGAGGAGACGTTCGAGCGGCCCCAACACACGGGCCCGTGTCCTGCCCATGTTGTCGTCGACCAGCATCACGTTCCCGTCTGGTGTCGGCGTGTAGTCGAGGGGCATCGCTTTCCCGGTCGCTTCGGTGTGGACCCACACGATGCGGCGGCGACATGCACGACACGCGGACGGCGGCGGGAGTTCAGCCACCGAGCACCGTGACGTTGTCTTCGGCGGCGAGCCGTGTGCGCAGCATGATCCAGTGCTGCTCACAGAGCCTCGTCGTCTCGTCGAGCCTGTTCCCGTTCGGGTCGAGCAGAGCGATGCGTCGGATCCGTGCGCCGTTGCCGCATCGCTTCACGGTGCACGTGATCCGGCCGCTGTCGCCGCGTCGGCTCACGAGAGGGGCTTCGATCCGTCGACCATCGGCATGTCCTCGCCGACCGACCCGCGTGGAACCCACGTGCCGCCGCGGACGTATCCGACGGTGCCGCATTCGCAGCGCACGCCGGGGTCGAGCGTCAGCCCTCGTTCGGAGTGGATGGCGCGCACGATCTGGTGCGGCGCCGCGGTGCGTGCCTCCGGTGTCCCGTCGTACACGAGATGCACCTGATGGACCTGCACGGGCGCGTCGCCGACCTCTTGATACAGGTGCGACACGCGGACACCGAACGGCTTGCCGTTGTCGTGGGCCGACTCGGACACGTACACCCATTCGCCGATCTGGTCGCCGAGGCTGTGTTCGTATCGCAACGCTTCCGCTAGGGCTGGCTGGATCATCGTGGTGGTTCCTTCATTCGTTGAGCGATGGTGTCGAGCATGTCGACGTACGCGCGGCGGAGCCCCGCGAGTTGGAAGGCGAGCGACGTCGCATCGACAAGCTCGCCGCGCAGCACCTCACGCGGTTCGAGGTCGCCGGTCATCGGTCCCGTTCCTTGAAGTTCGTGGTCACGTCGGCCGGCACCGGGCGTTGACGGGATCGGTTCCCGCCGCCCTGTGGCCTGCCTGGGGTGTGCGTCGACGCCTGCGCACCGAGGACACGGTGGCGGAGGAACTCGGCGCGGGACATGCCCTGCTTCCGGGCGGCGGCGTCGACCATGTCGACCTCGTCGGCGGTGAGCCGCACCGAGACGTTCTTCGTGGCTGTCATGCCCCGACTCTAAACCGGCGTCAACAACTGACGTCGGATCCCACGGAAAGTGGAGTCAATGACCGTTCGAGCCGTTCGTCCCGACGTCACTTTCCGGTGCCGCTTCGGGTAGGTGCTCGGTCGCCCACGTCGACAGGACGTCGGCTAGCTCGGCGTCCATCGTCGACTCGTCGAGCGTCCCGTTCTCGATCCTCACGTCGACCGAGACACGCCGCCCGTACTGCTGCTCCATGATCCAGCGCACGGCCTGGTACGACGGCATCCGCTCCTCCTCGGTGACCTTGGCGTCGATCACCGTCGGCGTCACACCGGGGATCCCGATCGTCGCCGGGTCGAGGCGTCGTTCGGTCTTCGTGACCCGTCCGGCCGTGGCGAGCGAGTGCATGGCGTCGAGCCACTTGGCCTCACCTTCGGCGGCTGCGGCCTCGACTTCGCGCATAAAGTCGACGAGCTTCCGGTCGAGCTTGGTGAGCTTCGTTGTGGGGTTGACCATGAGTCGTTCGGACGCTCGGGCTGCTTGGATGCACCAGGCGCGGTAGGTCGTCATGAGTACGCCTGCTCGTGCGGCGGCGAGGTTTTCGGGGAGTCCTCGGCGCATGGCTTCGAGGATCCGGTCGGCGACGGTGATGTCGGCACCGTCGGGTGCTCGCTCGAGTACGGCGTCGATGCGTGAGGGTCTGCCGGTGCGTGCCATTGGGTTGAGGGTAGACGCGAAGCGGCCCGCCGACCGACAGACGGGTCGACGGGCCGCGGCCCCTACTGGTTGCGCCGCAGAGGTCTAGAGGTTTCCTTCGGTTGGGATCGTGCCGGGGGCGGGGAGTTGCGTCGGCACGGCGGGTTCGCCTGTGGACGGGTCGACCTGGGGTTGATCCGGTGGGAGGTCACCCGGGAGTGTGTTGTCGGGCCGGGGGGCGTTGGGGTCCACGGGGGGTGTCCCGTCCCCGCCTCCGCCGTCTGTGCCGTCTGGGGGCGCTGGGAGGCCGTCTACGGGGCCGCCAGGCTCCGGCTGCGTCGATGGTCCCCCAGGATCGGTCGGCGTCTCTCCGCCCGTTTCTGGGGGCGTGGGAGCCTCGGGGAATGCTGGGTCGGGATCGACTCCGGCGAGCTGCGCGGTGAGGGCTTCGATCCGTTGCGCGGTTTCGAGGGCGTCGGCTCGGAGCCGGGAGATCGTGGCGGTGTCCTCGACTGCGGTTTCGGCCATCTGTCGGAGCGAGTCCATCAGGTGGGCGACGTCGCCGTCGATGCGTGACTTGGCGTCGGCGAAGGCCTGCTCCAACCGGCCGACGGCATCCCGTTGATCTGACATCAGGTCCTCCACTCGGATCAGACGGTCGAGGACGTCGGTCAACATGGCGATGATGGCTGCCAGGTAGTCGCGTTGCTCGGAGTCGTCGACGATCAGTTTGATCTCACCCACGTGCGCACTGTACCCGCGGGAGCGGATCCGAACCGTGGACCTGAAAACGACGTGAGGCCCGGCACCGAGTGGTGCCGGGCCTCTTGTTCACTCGGCGGCTGCCTGGCAGGCGTCGCGTTGCTGATGCCACGGGTCGGTCAGCGCACCGATGTCGTCGGTGAACCCGTTGATCTTGTCGACGTTGTCCGCCATGTCTTGCAGCGCACCGTCGGGATCGTCGCCTGAGGCGAACCGGCTGATGGCGTCGAACGTGTCGGACATGACGCCCATGCTCGCGGCGTTGATGTCGAAGATCTGCGCCGCGGTGTCGAGTGCGTCGATGCACGCCTGCGGTGCGACCTCGACTGTCACTGTCTCGCCGGGGACCTCGACGATCGACGTCGGGCCCGGCACCGGGACTTCCTTCGTGATGATCGACGTCGACGACGTCTCGACTGTGGGCTTGTCTTCCTGCCCTGATGCGCCGATCCCTGCGCCGAGGACGAGGCACGTGACGCCGAGGACGGCGGCTGTCGTCTTCGGGTGCCCGTTCCATGCACGCCGGAGCCGTGACGGCTTCGGCGCCTCCGGTGGGGGCGGGATGATGTTGTGGTGGTTGGTCATGGCTGGCTGGCCTTTCGCTGTGGGTTGTTGATGCGGATCTCGATCAGGGCTTCGGTGACCATCGACGTCAGATCGTCGTCGGTCATCGAGCCCTCACCGTTGAGCCGACGTCGCACGTGGTGCAGCGTCAACTCGATGAACGCGCGCGATGCCCTCGGCATCGTGTGCGTGTCGCGTGTCGTCATCGGCGTCGCTCCAACATGGGCAGGACCGTTGCTGTCAGATACACGGCTTCGCCGCACGCGGGGCACTCGAACACGCCCTCGCTGTGGGTCGGTCGCAACGTCACGTCGACGTTGTGGCGCAGACACGTGCGGTGTGTCTCGTACTTCCCGAACATGTCATGCCTCCTCGTCTTCCCAGTCGTACGGGCGCACGGGCCCGCCGCTCATGTGCATATGGATGCGCCAGGCCTCGGCGTCGACGACGACGATCTGCGCCGACACGGTGTCGTCGACATAGACCCACTCGCCCGTGTACGCCGACGCCGTGTTGAGCGGGACACGCTCGATGGCGGCATAGCGCCGTTGCACGTGACGCATCCAACGGCCGACGACCGACCCGAGGAGGAGGGTCGCCGGGATCGACAACGCGATGAGCACCGTCGTCGTGCTCATGCCGCGACGACCCGACGGCGAAACGCCTGGCGCATGTTGCGCACGGCGAACTGGTCGAGACGCGTCAGGCCCGTGTCGATGGCCTCGCAGTAGAACGTGCGGACCCACGCCGTTGCCTCGTGTGTCGGGACACCGCCGAGGAGGACGGCGGCGATGGCGTGGGCGTTGGCTCGCACCATCCCGTCGATGTAGTCGGTGTCTGATGCGTCGGTGGCCGTCGCCTGGCGGAACCGTTCGGCGAGTCGGATCTGCTCGGCACCGAGAACTGCCAGCATCTCGGCGCCGGTCATGACGACGCTCGCTTCCACCGTCGCGCGCCGGACTTCGCCGGGGTGTCGATGACGTACCCGCCGAGCTTCATCAACAGTTCGGCGATGACAACGCGGTGCGGGTTGCGTTGCACCTGATGCGGCTGGGCCACCGCACACTGCGAGAACGTCGTGATCCCACCGAAGTGCAGGCGGGCGTCGGGCACGTTGTCCCAGACGTCTTCCATCGCCTCGCGCGTCATCTCTCGGTCCTCGGCGAACCGTTCCCAGTAGCTGTGGAGGTCTGTCGGTTTCATTCGCTGTGCTCCTTGTAGACGTTGTTCGGATAGTGATGCTCGTACCAGGCCCGTTCGGCACCGTTCGGTGCCGGCGTGGTGAGCCACAAGCAGTCGGGCTTGCAGCCGGGGAACCGGTCCATCAACACGCCGAGGTCGAGAGCGAAGTGCCCGCCGTCCTCGGTCGTCGAGTAGCCGTCGAGCGTCCCGCGCCGCGCGAGGCGGACCGGGATCTTTCGGACCTTCACCTGACCCATGCGTTGACTCTCTCCTTCGTTCGTAGCGGCTTGTCCTCCGGTCCCTTGATGTGCGGCGACACGAACGTCAGTCGACGCTCGGCCCGTCCCACACCGCACGCCTGCCAGCGCCAATGCCCCGTGACGTACCAGCGGTGATCGTGCTCCCGGCGACCGTGGGTGCCGTCGAGCTCACCGCCGTCGGGATGGACAACTCGAGGTCGGCGCAACGTGACGATCTGCACGGCCGAGTCTGATGTGACCCCGGCTCGTGTCGCCCGTCGTTGTGCTGCACGTTCACGGTGGACCGTGCGTGACGTGACGCCCTCCTGCCGTACGAGGGTCCACAGCGCGGCCATGACCTTCCGGTCCTCGACGAACGACGCTCGTGCGTTGTCCGTCATCGGCCAGGGCTCCCGGTCGATCCGGTCGGCCATCGGCCAGTCGGATCGTCCGATCGGGACCCAGATGTCGCCGAACAGGCGGCCCATGACCTGGACCCGTTCGTTGGGGTCGCCGGGGATCTCGATCGTCCCGTCGTCGATGTGAGCCTTCCACTCGGGGACCGGCATCGGCGGCGTGTACGGCGGGCCCGTCGACAACTGCAAGACCTCGAAGTTCGAGATGTCGAGCAGGCCGTTGGCAACGGCGAGTGACAGTTCGGTCGGGGATAGGCCGTTGTCGGCGTTGAGCCGACGGTACGACGAGAACGACGCGCACACGACGCCTTCGCCGAGGGGCTGGTCCCCACGTTCGGGGATGGGCGGGAGGTTGGATCCGCCCCACAACATGGCGTCGACGGTGACGACGTTGTCGGGGTCGTCGGTGTCGATGCCCTGCCACGGCTTCTCGAACACGACGAGCCCGGCAGGCGACAACGGTGGGGCGTCGTCGTGTGTGGCGTCGTCGGGGATCCCTGCGGCGACGGCGAGGAGGAGGTCGACCATGTCGGCCGACACCCACCAGAGATCCGCACGGCGCAGCGTGTCCCGTTCCCACGACACGTGGGCTCGCCAGTCCTGATGCCGCAGCGGGTGCATGGATGCTCGTGCCCGTGCGCCCGCGGCGAACGGACCGGCGTCGGTCCACTTCGACATCAGCCACGTGCGCAGATCGGGTAGCTGCGCGGGGCCGTGGACAACTGGCGCCGTCATCACAGGCTCCCGTCGTATCGGTCGAAGTCCGCGGTGTGTTCGGCGCACATACGACGGCCCGCGTAGAGGCGGCCGTTCGCCGCCGACAACGAGTCGCATGCACGCATCGGGCAGAACAGGGCATCGCTCACACGTGCAGCGTCGTGCGCTGCCGCACGCTCGACGTCGTGCGCCACGGTGAACGGGTGCGGGTCCACATCGTGGATCCAGACCTTCGAGTCGAGGCCTTGCACGCGTGTGATCGGCGCGCCGCACTCGGCGCACACCGGCACCGACTTAGCGCCGGGCCGGACCTGATGTGTGTGCACGGTGTCGGGCATCGTCACCACCCCACCTTCGTGTACGTCGCCGTCGAACCGTCGTGGTCGTTGATCACGATCTGCTCGACGTGTTCGGTCATCAACAGGCGGACGGGCTCGGGCATGTTCATGAAGCCGACGGTGTCGCCGAGGATCAGACGCCCGTCGATGTCACGCTGCTCGTAGCGCACGCCGAGGGTCGTGCCGTAGTCGAGGTCCATCAGGATCGAATGGCCGAGGGCCGCACGGAACACACGCTGGCGGCGGGGCTCGTCGATGTCACAGGGCCGGACAGGCTCGCTTGTGAGGGGCGCCGGGAGGCTCGCCGGGGTGTTGTCGTCGACGAGCGGTGCGTGGCTCCACGGGTCGTGTGCGTGGAGCGTGTCGGTGTCGGGGTCGTAGCTCACGAACCCGACGGCCTCGAATGGTGATCGGTCCTTCATCTCTGTCTCCTTGTCGATGTCGCTGTGTGTCCTCACGTTACGACGCGCACGTGACGCGCCGACGTGATTCTGTCTCTGCGCGCGAAGAGCCCCGGCCGCTTCCCCGGCCGGGGCTCCTCCGCCGCGAGGCGGGCTAGTTGAACTTCACGGACTCGGGGACCTTCGCCCCGGTCACGTCAGCGATGAGTGCCAGAGCCCCCCGCTTCGACATGTTGGGCTTCAACAGTGTGCGGGTCAACAACACGTCGTTGTTCGACGCCTTGCGCACGTAGTCGGACCACTCGACGGCTGCATCGAGCAGACCCAACGCGTTGCCCCGATGACCGTCGGTCGTCGGCGACTCGTTGTAGAGACGCATGAACGACACCCGGTCGCGGGCGATGTTCGCACGCTGCCGGTCGGTGATCAGTTCCGCCGAGGGCTCGGGGATGAACAGGTTGGTGAACAGCTTGACCTCGTCCTCGTCGATCCCTTCAAGGGCCAGCGCCTCGGCCAACTCGACCCACGCTGCGAACGACGACCGAAGACCCGACAGCGCCTCGATGGCTGCCGACACGTTCGCTTCCATGTCGCCGACGTGACGCCACACGTACTGATGCCCCGTCTGCTCGGCGAGCATCGCGGCCATCTGGTATGTGTTCCAGCACACGACACGCACCGGGGTGTAGATCAGCTTCGCCGCACCGCCTCCGGTGAAGTCGTTGAGGATCGAGAAGTACGGGATCGTGTCGGTGTCGTCGCCCGCGATTGCCATGGGCTCGTCGAGCTTCATGACGACGGCGACCTGCTCGCCGCCCTTCACGCTGATGGCCGTGTCGTACATCGCTCCCTGTCCGGCGAGGGCTTCGGCGATGCGTCCCATCTGCTCGATGTAGAGCGGGGAGTACGACGGCGACACAGAGCCAAGCTCGGCCTCGGTGTCGTTGCGGATCAGGCTGCACGCCTTCGTCGACGGGATGAACCCCTCGATGTCGACGTCGGCGGTGTGGACGTACGTGACGCCGTCGCCGTCAGCGTCGACCCACGTGGCCCGCCCGTCGAGAGGTGCGAGCGGGACGAAGCCCGCGGGGATCTCATCGGTCGCCGTGACCGTCGTGCGTCGGAACGTGGGGACCATCTCGACGTCCCACTCCAACCCCGCCGCCTTGCGTGCTTTCTCCCATGACGGGCGGCCGTCGTCGTCGACGGGTGCTTCCATCAGCAGGTTCTCCTTGCGGTGCCACGACGCCTCGCGCACACAGAACCCGGACTCGAAATAGTCAGCCATGACGATGTCTCCTTGTTGTCGCTGCGTCACGTCACCGGACGGTGATCGTGATCGTGGGTGTCCACGGCTCGAACGTGGAATGCCTGCCAGCCACCCGGCCGTTCACTTCTTCGCCGACGCCTTCGGGCGAGGCGTGACCTGCTTCGCCGCGGCCTTGCGAGCCGATGCGGGCTGACCCTTCGCCGGGGCCTTCGGAAGAAGAGCGGCGAGAGCCTTCGTCGTGGGCGTCTTCTTTGCGGGCTGCGGTGCAGCGCCGACGGGTCGCCCCATCTTCTTCGCTGCCGTGACCCTGGCGGCCTCGACCGTCGCCTTCGATGCGGCGGCCTTCGGCTTGGCACCGTTCGTTGCCGGCGTCTTCGTGGTCGCCGTCTTCGGCTTCGAGGTCGACGACTTCGGCTTCGCCTCGTTGACCCAGAGGCCGTTCGCCTCGTCGACGAGTTGGAGCGTGACGCCGTTCGACAACGTCACCGGCCCCCACGGTTCGGACAGGTCGGTGATCCCGTGCTTCTTCGTGAGGAGGACCCGAAGCTCGTCGACGGTGAGCTTGTCGTTCTTCGGGTCGATCCCCTTCGTGAAGTGAAAGGCCATCGACGACAGCCTGTTCCCTCCGTCGGCGATGCGCCGACCGTTCTTCACGTACCGCAGTGTGCTGCGCACGGCTGAGCCCCGGGTGGAGCCCTCGCCGTTGCGGCGTGTCTTGGTCGTGGTGGTCATGATGATCCGTCCTCCTTCAATCCAACGGCGCAACCGTTGTTCCT